TTATTGATCATTTTTAGCTCTCCATCCCGCTGAAAAAAGTTGAAAATATTTTCTGGTGTAACTGCTAAAATATTCACCATTTGTATATTTAACTAATAAGTTGGTATTAAATTGAGGGCTATCGGTGATAAATTTCTCAAACGCCTCTCTACATGAATTTGATTTATTGTTGCTCATGGCTGCTTCTCCTCTGTTGCTGGAGCGGGGATATCATCCATGTAGCACCAGTGTGTGACTTCATCGTTCTCATGTTCCGACCATTGCTTTTTATCAGTATCCCAGTAGTCATAGCCTGCGCGGGAAAATGAACCAAAAGAAACATAAACAAGACAGAGGGGAGCGTAATCGTCATCATCTACTGGCATTCTGTCCTGAACACTTACCCAAGGAATTGTTTGGGGTTCAGGTTCCGTAATATCAAATTTTGCAAATTTTCCTGACTGCATAAGAAAATCAAATATATCACCTGAACTATGCTTCTCAGCTTCAGACAAAAACTCGTCTGGAGACATGGCAAGCATCTCATAAAGGGCGGCTTGTAATGCCGCAGTAGGCTTTTCCTCAATTTGAGGAAAAGTAACCGTCTTTTTCAATAACCAGTCAGCCCATTCTTTCCCGTCATCAATGTGACCAGCCAACCCAATTTCATTTTGTGCGTTATCGATGCTTATCATTATTCTTTACCTCGCTTATTACGCGCTTTCTTCACCGGTGTTAACTTCACTCCGGCCACTTTGGGTGCGGGTGGCAGAGGAGGGCAGATGCCCTCATGAATATGCTGGTTCCGTCTCACACCATCGGCACATGCCGTTGATACTGGTTAACGGTGGTTGCCGGTTCTGGAGTGCATGAGATAGATTCAGCTCATTTAAATCATTCGCTGCGTCGATAATATCCATGATGGTTCCCTATTTGTTTGGATGGCGATAGAGGGGAATAGGCAACAATGGTTTTTCAAAACGCTCAACTTGAATAAATCCATGCTGACGATTTTTAACGTATTCTAATTCCACTTCATTAGTAAAACCCACAGGTTCCATATTTTCATATTCAGCGAGTTTTTCAGTGGACTCTATCCATGATTTTCTAATTATTTCAATATCAGGCATTTCAGCGCGAAAAATTTCTAGTGCTTTAGTTATGCTTACTTCATTTTCCATTCGCTTATTAACCCAGCCATTTAAATCACTGGCGTTATTTTCTGCCTCAGATAATAGGTCTTCCTCTGCCCAATCAAGAAGCCCCTCCATCCAATTCATCGCCTGTTCTTTATCTCCTTTCTCTAGCAAATAAAGGGCAACTGAATTTACTAGTAAAAATCTTTCCATCACCCATGAATTAGATAATTCCATTGCCGCTTTAAATTGCAGTTTTTCTATTTCACTCGCTATATCAATCACATCTTTGCTCATTTATTCTTCTCCTGTTTGATTGTATTCTCACGACTTGCTTTCCATGCTATTTGCCAGAATTCCCATTGTTGATGTATAAATGGATAACGATAACTACCATCTAAATCTCGCATTAGAATTGGGTGATTATCATAATTCAGCGCTCCTTCCTTCTTTAAATGTTCCTCAAACGCTTCTCTGCATAAATCTGAATTAGTCATTATTATTTTTTCTCAACTCTTCGATTATATAAAAATCATCTGCACCACATTTTGGACAAACATGAATAAATGCGAATGTTGGAAATTCTGGGTCTGGAATCATTACGCGTTCATTTTCATAATGAATATGTTTACACTTACGTTTAGCACATTCTATTTTGTCATTTCTCATTTAAACTCCCTGCATATATTCGCTGCTTTCTTACACATCTCGGCATTAAACCAGCCGAAATGACATTTACTGGCACTGACTCCCAGCCGCCATGCCAGCCATCGGTAGGCGTCCGTGCGTTCAACATTCCCTCTCTTCCGCATCTCCTCAAATTCCTGCTTGCCTTTCCGTCTCGCCTCCCGTGTCGGTTTATCTGCCAGATAGCCCAGCGGAATATTCGTTTCCGGATGCATTCCTACACGCGCATCACATGACCAGCAGACATAGAGCCACGGCCAGCGACTGCGAACCTCCCCAAACACCTCCGTGTGATGGGCGATGGTCACATGATTGCAGCAGTGGCGACATTGGGTAGGAATGGGAACTGGGTCATTAACTCGCTGTGCTGCTTTAGGATTGGGGTTCCATGGGGTGAACTGCATGTTGTGTCCTCCCGAATTTTGGTTGTAATACGCCTCCCGCCACTGAGGTAGCGTTAGTTAATGGGGTGGGTTAGATGTTGGTTATTTGGCGATTAATCCACGCTTTTTCATGGTTTCGTTGACTGATTCAACGTCTGAACGGTGTTCCTCTTCATCTAAATTGTATTCTTTGCAGTACGCTGAAAACTGCTCATCGGTAGCGATCCCTGTTCCGCTACAGATATAACAACTGTCACCATTTTTAACTTTATGGAATTCATCATGCCCACAACAGGGGCATCCGATGCGCCCAATGTCATGAAATGCTAATGTTCCAATGAATCCGTGGTCTGGATTGTTGCAGGTCTCTTTTCCATCGCCGCAACATTCAGGGCATATTGACATAGCTTATCCTTACCGCCTGTTGGCAGTGGTTGAATTGTATAGATAGGGTGGGGTTAGGTGGTTCTGTTTGGATGGCTGAGAATGAATACTGGGTGTTGAAAATCCGTGGGGTGCGTCCTTTCTTTTTGCGCTGGTTTATTCCGATCTTTCCTTACATATTTGCCTTGATTTTCATTGGCCCATATCCGCCTACATACAGCGCACCTACGATTTTTCGTGTATCTCAACGTGTGTCCATGCGGACACGGTTTACCCTGAAAATATTTACTCGGTTCCTCGGTCATTCAGTTGTACCTCTTCGAATTCCCCTTCAAAAATAGCGGCGTGCTCTTGATCGATATTAGCCTCTGCTTTCTCATCTAAAACCACAGCTTTGTGCATCTCGATAGAGACAGGCAGGTATTTAAACAGGCGGCGAATAACGGTCTTTTTCGCCATCTCTTCCCAGTGAGATACCCACGGCCCATTGCTGCCCGCCTTGCTTTGCGTTCTGACTTTCTCAATTTGGTTAAACGTCATGACTTCAAACTGAACGCCACTATCTTTTAGTCGGGCTACTGCGTAAACGTGAGTGATTGGCGCATCCTCATCTTCGCCCGGAACATGTGTTAAATTTTCACTGAGTCCATATTCAAAATGGAATTTATCGCTACTCCTGACTGTGCGAGCGGAAATACTGACTATCTGACCGGAACGACGAGCCAGATCAATCATTCCCCGGTAGCCGATAATTAACTGAGCGTCAGTTCTGACAGTTACCCACCGATTACCTTCTTTTTGTTTTTTATCAAATGGTAAAATATAGGCATGACCCAATGCATTACCGGGTTCCAATCCCAACTGAGAACATTGGACGACTGCACCAACAAAACTTTGCATGTCACAATTAGCGAGTGCTGGAGTCTTTCTAATTTCAGTGGTGACGATACGGATCATGCGATCAGGGGTCATATGATTAGGCAAAGCAGCAGCCAATTGCGCCTTCATACTGGGCTTATTAATGAACTGAATAAGAGCCTGATCTTTGGTGGTTGCGACTTTAGTTTGTGGCTGCGCTTTCTGTAAATCAGCTTGCGCCAGTGGTGGATTATTCATCTCTTCGCTCCTTAGCATAGTGGGGTAGTGATAATTCTCGCAGACCGGGCCATTCATTCGATTTCAGACACTCGGCATAGGTCGCAAGATTTCTTTGGTAGGCTGCGCGTCCTGCTGATTTAGCTTGCTCGGTCATGATGTAAGTTCTTACTGGATAGCGACCGCAATTCACCGTAGTACTGACAACGATAAAAGCGAATGTAGGTGTTTCACCGATTATTTCCTTATACCCATCTGAGTAGAATGCATCCTGTACGTGATAACGATACTCATAGGCTGTTCTATCGAATTTATTTATGTCTGCCGTTGTTTTTACATCAACTATCCAGTGATGATTTTCAACCAGTCTGTCGGGTCTGGAGCGGCATAAAGTTCCTGTTATCGAGTCCTCCCAATAGATACTGCACTCCGATTTTCCGTCAACCTCCAGCAACGACTTTGCGGTTGGGTGAACCATTGCACTATCACGCATGAGCAGTAATTTTCTGTTTTCTTCATGAGTCAGGATTATCTTATCCCGATTAGCGAGATTGAATGCTTGTGCTTCCTCCTTGCCTAATTTGGTGCGCTTATCGAGTTCAGGTTCAGCAGCAAAACGCTTACTGAATTCATTCGGTTCTAATAACAAGCAGTGCAATGCAGTTCCTATATCAAGAGCTTTTGTTTTTTCCTCATCGATAGGAGAATCCCTTCGACATATAAATTCTGCGGGCATTCCTTCTATATCATCCAACTGCGACTTACTCACTCCCGCGTCCTTGTGATAGTCCTCATTGGAGATGTCGTAATAGATGCCGGGGTTCATTAGGCCTCCATCTGAACTTTCATTAGACATAAGTCGTACATGAGATACCAAACCTGATCGATGGATTCGCTCTTATGCTGGAGTACTGGGCCAAGTAATTTCATTATCTCTGGGCTGAATATCCGCTCCATTTCATTCGGCAGCGTTCCTAGTATTTCATTGGCATCATTTCCCTGTTGCGCCAGAACGGCCTCTTCATAGGCCGCTGCCTCCATTTCTCGCTCGTATTGCGCTTCCTGAGCGCCATAGGGGATATAGTCGTTAAGAAAGTTCATGCGGCCTCCTTTCTTGTTTTGGACTGGAGATAATTGATAATCCGTTCTGCCTGTCCTAACTCGATAGCCTCATCCAATAGGCTCTCTAACTGGTCTGCCTCAATAAGCTGTTCCATTTGCTCTTTGGCCGAGTAACACATTTTTCCGAGGATATCGGCATAGGTTCCATCTATCCTTTTGATGGCGTTGCCCGTAAATGTGAGCATCGTTCCTGTTGATATGTTGTCACCGCCATATGACGAGCATAAAACCTGAATACACATGATTACCTCCCGTCGTCAGACCGGAATAAATACAACGATTGAAACAATGAGTAATGCCAGACAGCGCTTCCATGCGCGCCTGTTCCTGACTGCCTGTGGTTTTTTGGGTACAACCGCACATCCATCGCGCATGTTATTTCGCATATAAAAATCCCTCGTTAGTGAAAACGATTAATGATTTTCGTGACTGGGTTATTTCTGGGTCAGACTAATGAGGGCTCGGGCGTGCAGTTCGGCAGATTCGCGGTCGAGGTGGATTAAGCCTTTTTGCAATAATCCGTAATCATAATTACGGAGAGATCTCCATGTCCTTTTACAATAGAGTTTTTCATCGTATTGGGTTATGTCAGGATAATAATAATCAAATCCATTTTCCAGTGGCTTCCTCACTGGTTCCGGCACATCTATCTCACCGATTTTTATAATAGGAGTTACTATGCGATATTCAGTAAAACTGTCAAAAGGCATATTTGGGCCGCATTTTTTCCAAATTTCATAGTTATACAATCTATGTTCAAAATGCTCCCACGGTCTATCCGTCTCCTGCGCTAATTTCGCGTACGCCATGATTAAATCGGCGTGGATATGTTTAGCCATTGTTATTTTCCTGTCGGTGGTTGGGATAGTGGCATCCAGTGGGTTATTTGATATTCATTATCCTGCAACCAGTTATCGGAACCTATATATTCGACACGAGCCCAAACCCAGTCGTCAGCGACATTGTCATATACTCTGACAAAACAATCCCAATAAAATTGGTCGTTATAAAACCAACCACCAAAAACTGGTGTATCTAAATCAGGCAACCTATCACTACATTTAATCCACTGTATATTTTTTATGGTCTCCTCATAATGATTTAGAATCAATTCTTCCATTTCTTTATCAGATTCATCACTCATTATCATTTTCCTATATTCAGGTAATAAAAAGCCCCGCATTGGCGAGGCTGGTATTTGGTAGTGTTTTATTCAAACTGATAGAATAAAAGGGTAAAAATTTCTCTGGTAAATAATAAGGCAATTATTGTTGGTGATATTAATATCAATGAAAATAAGGCGAATAATATTTTGGTTAGTTTTCTTTTGGCTTTTTTAGCAAATAAGAAAGCAAAGAATAATCCTAAAGGAAAGCTAATAAACCATAGCACGCTGGCATATAAGAAATATACCATGCTAATCCAAAATATCATCAATATTAATGATGATATTGGTTCTGGCATTGCTTCTATTACATCAAACACACATATTCCCTCATGAATCCCATTGTCTAATCCATGAATATATCAGAGTCACTCACCACAGCCCACTCGGAAATGAGCTGGAGTTAGTCAACTGAGCGCCATCCATTCACGATAGTACTTACGTTCGACCCAACACAGTTTTGCCAAACGACGACGAATTTCAGAACGCGGCGCTTCGGATATAGCCCACTGACGATAGCGTTCAAATTTTTCTTTATGTTCAGCCACAAATTTCATTGATGGAGTCATTTTTATTTCCTTTCAGAATTAATATTGTTTATTTGGAATGAGCTGGAGTTAGTTGCCTGATTTGATAACCCACTCAGGCGGCGTGGGCTTCCTCGCATTCCCCAATGTCAAGAAGTTGGTTATAATTCGATCTCCCTAATGTCAAAAGGATTTATGTATGAGTGAGAATATCGAAAATATCCAGATTGGATTTATCTGCCCTCAGTGCGGAAGTAAGCAGTTCGAATTTCAGTCCGAAGTTAAGACACTGGATGAACTTGAGGGAACCATCTGTCATGGTTGCAAAAGAGCCGTTACTAAGGATGATGTCATCGCACATAGTAGACAGATTGCTAAGCAAAAGGCCGAAGAAATGATCCGCGCCGCCTTCAAAGGAAGTAAATTCAAAATTAGATAATATATCTTTTAACTCCTCCAATTGCTTTTGCATACCGCTGGCATCCAATTCAATTTCAATGGATGCCTTTTTGTTTTTATCCATCACGCCCTCACTATTACCATTGTTAATTTAATGTGCCTGCATATTTAACCACCTCAGGCGGCAGTGGTTTCTTGCATTCCCCAACGCGAAGGAATCGGTTAGAATAAATTCCCTACAATAATGAGAATAAAATTTAATCTATGGATAGAATTCAGTGGAAAAAGATTGCCGGCTGGTTGGCTAAGAAAGCTAACAAATCGAACTTTGCTTTTTTGGGTTACATCCTGTTAATAGTGTTTCGTCCTGAGCCACTCGAATTATGGCTACGCGAACACTATCCTAGTGTTTCGCCAGAAACCTTTGCTTATTTCGTTACGATGTACTTTATCAGCATGGCTATAGTTTATATTCCATCAATGCTGATTAAATATCTGAGAAAGAAAATCTCACCTCGCCGTCACCCCGCCTGACTCCAATATCCTATTCCTAGCTCTTTGCTTGGTTGAGTAAAGAGCTACGTCACTCATGCAGCAATTATCAAAACTGGGTGTTGGTTCTTGTTGATTGTCGGAACACATGTCTTTATTGAGTTCCACAATAAGATGAGCGTAAATATCATTTGAATTTACAATTCTATCCACTGAGCGGCTTTTTGGTTTAGCTTCATGTTTAGCCCGTTTGCTATCCCAAAACGCCATTTGCTTTGCTAAACGGCGTGACTTTGCATTGTCTTTTTTGGGTGGGGCTTCTTTTTTGGTCGCAGGCTTTACCTTAATCGGCACTGAGCCTTTCCCTTTGCTATCCGTTCCCCTAAGAGAAGCTGGACGAATTTCATTAACCATATTTACCTCCTCTAAGTAAGTTTTTGCTGTGGTCTGCCACACAGAAACCTACTCAGTGGGTTGCTCTAACACATATTCAGAGCTGGGTACTTCCCGTTTTGTTAAAGAGCGGTACTGCATTTATCTTTGGCTGTGTGCCTTGGATATGCTCATTTAAAACTATAGTTGTTTTATTGTCAACAACTGTAGTTGTATTTATTTTTTATTTTGGTTGTTTTTGTGTTGTTTAGGTTGTTTTTAAAGGGAATTTTTTTGTATGTTTTTTCTGATGTGTGATTGCGGTCGCGAATTAACCAAGGAAAGGATAGGTGGGCACAAAAAAGCCCTCGCGGGGAGGGCTGGGGATATATTGATAGATATTTAAGCTGCGAGTCGGTGAACCCATGCTTCTCTTCTAGCAAATGGTAAAACATGACTGGTTTCATTAAACAATAATGATAATTGTTGAATTTGATCACCTATAGAATCGTTATCAACAATAACATATCTGTTACTCAAGTCTGAATTAGCGTTTTTAAGGTCAATTAGTTTACCAAGCAAGGAGTAAGCGCTGTTCCAACTGCTATTTTTTTTCACACTGGATGTGAAAATATACTTAGGTGTTAGTGTGTTAATTGTCACTGGTACAGTTATTTGGTGTCCACTCATACCCATAACTGAGCTTCGCAAATAAATAATATCTTTTAGTTCAGTATGATATAAAAAGTCTATAACTTGACCTTCAAATTTTTCTGTTTGCACTGGTTGGTGCCAATCTTGTGATAAAGTAGATGCTATAATTCCAGCTCGAATGACATCGGAGGTTACAGAGCCAACAGTATCTTCTGTCGCCCAGCCAATAATTTCACCCCTATCATTCAATTCAGAGCCTTGGTTCTTTAGAAAGGATCTGATTTCCTCAATCCTTTTTTTCGTAAGTGAAATCCCTCTAGCTTCCATATTCATTAAAGCATCACATCTATCACTTATTAGATATTTACCATTTATCTCTTTGACAAAGGCACCAACATGCTCACCATCATCACAATAAGTGAATGGGCTAATTATTCTCAGTAGTTCAGAGCCAATTGGATGGCACTCGAACCCGAGATTTGATATCACGGTTGAGCACATCATAACGGTAGTCCTATTTGTCCAGAATCATTTTCTAAAGGTAATGGCAATTTCCCTATACAAATAATGTTTAATTTCTTACAGAAAAAATCCCAATAGCCAAGCAAATCATCTGGTTTTATGTTGCTTTTGATTGGAAACCCTATATTACTATAGTGCCCTGCTTCTTCGTAGTAAACATGATAATGAGCACCTAATACATACTCTTTAAAGTCTGGGTGGTCTATTGTGTAACGATTTGTATGTCCATCAAATGGATATGTATCAACAGCAAAAACTCGTTTTTTATTATAAAAAGCTACAATATTTATCTTTGGATAAACCGGATCGCCTTCCTGTTTAGGTTCATGATCAGGTTTCCACTGGATAAGAATGGACAGCCCTTGAATAGGTATTCCATCAGAGTCAATTGGGAGCAGGTTCATTTGTAACCATAAAAAAGGTTTGTTTGGAGGCGGTTTGTCTCCCCATCTAACACCAGTAAAATCGACCTGCTTTTTACAGTAAAGTACATCATCAACTTCTGCCTGACTAGGCAGGTAATCTGTAGATTTTGCCACTGTCAATTATCCATTTTATCTATCACCACTAGAACATGTCATTAGAACATTGAGGCTGAATCATCTTACCCTATATCACTATTGTTAATCTTTTGATCGAAAATTATCTGATTTGTGATACAAGGCATAAGGCCGCGAGGTGCGGCCTACAGTGTTAACCGTGAAATTTGTATGCGTGTGATTGACTAACTAAAACTTTTCCTTGAATAAAAAGCTCACTAATTTCACTCTCATCCAAGTACCAAGTTTCATATTTCTTGTTATCTGAAATAATCGCCATTTTTTTATACTGTAGCTGTAATCTCTTTATATATAGTTGATTACCAAGAACAAAAATATATATGCCATCCCCATCAAAATAATTTATTGAAATGTCAACAAATATTTGATCTTTAGTCTCAAATGTACCGGACATTGAGTCACCATTAACAGCAATCATTTTTATGTTTTTTGCCGGCCTACCCCCAAACAGTGATTTCGCTTCTCCGCTTGTGTATTCAATAGAAAAAATGGTTTCAATAAATTCATCTCGAACCATAACGCCTTTTCCCGCACTTGCTTGCACATCAAATACTTCAACTTTGTAGTATTGGGAATCGCGTTTGATTTCATTTTCTATGGAAGAACTCGCGAGGCTTCCTAAAGTGGCACCAGAGTCTTCTCCAGTACCAGAAAGCCATTCAGGGCTAACGCCAAGAGTCTTAGCTATATCAATCAGCTTTGTTGAGCTTGAAGCACGTCCTCCTTCCAATTTTTGGATGGAAGCTTGAGTAACGCCTACACGCTCTCCTAACGCCTTTTGCGATAGGCCCGCTTGTTTGCGTGCTTTTTTTAATCTTTCTGCCAGTGTCGTTTTCATATATGCAAAATACAACTTGGGTTGTGTTTTTTCAAACGAATTTAGTTGTTGTCAAATAACAACTATAGTTTTATATTATCTGTACATAACAACGGAGGTTTTCATGAACCATGTAATTAAAACCGCTATTGATGTCGTTGGGTCGCAGAAAAAGTTAGGTCTGGCGTGCGGCATAACGCAACAAGCGGTCTATAAGTGGCTACATAACAAATCAAAGGTTTCTCCTGAATATGTTAGCCAGATCGTAAGTGCTACAGGAGGGAAAGTTAAGGCTCATGAAATTCGGCCTGACCTTCCGCACTTATTCCCAGTGAGATAAATACAGAAATACCTATATCGCTCTTTAACATCCTAGACAGCAATACCCACCCTGAATACGTGTTAGGGCAATTCACCATCATCTATCTAGCATAGTTGATATTTTCGTTCATTTATTAAACAAAACTAAACATTAGGAATTTTACGCATGGACATTACAGAAGGGACAAAAAGAAAAACCCCAGTTGCGGCAACAACTGAGGTCTCTGAAATGCAACTTGAGATGTCGATTTAACGACGGAGAGAAGGTATGCAAGCCCCTCAAAACAACATTTCAACGAGGTAATTATACATGAAAAATCAATTTAGTGATAGGGAGGTCGTATGAATACAGCGGAGGTTTTTGATTTCAATACGGCTAAAAAAATCAGGAGCAACAGGATGGAGAACCAGAAGTCTGGTTTTATCCCGTTGTACCGGAGCATTAGAAATAAACCGTGGGCTAAAGACGTATTTCTCAGAACGCTGTGGGAAAATTTGCTTATGGATGCAGCCAGACAACCCTATACAGCTAATTTCAAGGGCAAGATATGGCCTTTACAACCCGGCCAATTAGTCGTAACGGCGGCTGATCTGGGGCTATCTCTGTGTGACCGCAACGGGAAGCCAACCAGTCGTGATGCAGTAGAACGGATGCTGGCATTTTTTGTTAAGGAAGGGATGATTTCCATCGAAGGAGAGAAGCGAAAAGGCAGAGTGATCACCATCACAAACTATAGTGATTATGCTGAAAAAATAGACGATTTACCCGCACATAAAGGCGCACATAGAGGCGCACATGACGAGACCAGTAATGACGCGGCCTCAGACACCACCCCCGCACATGAAGGCGCACATAACCCCGCACATCATGAACAAGAATATATATCTAATAATAAATTATTAGATGATCGTCCGAGAAAATCTAAATCGCCTGGCAAGGCAAATCCTGATGCTGCTGTCCGTTCACCTAAAGGCGATAAGTGGGGGGATGCTGACGACCTGAAAGCGGCTGAGTGGATATTCCAGAAAGTGCAGATAGCCAAGCCCAATGCTAAACAGCCTAACTGGGCATCATGGGCTAATGACATTCGACTGATGAGGCAGTCCGATAACCGAACCCATGCCGATATCTGTCGCCTGTTCAAATGGGCCAATCAGGATGTGTTCTGGTACTGCAACATCCTGTCCCCGGCCAAGCTGCGGGAAAAATGGGATACGCTCGAATCACAGAGTATGCAGCCCAACCGTAAACAGATCACCAACTCTACCTCAGAATCATCCAGCAACTGGAATACTGCTGAGGCATGGGGGGATTTCCTATGAATCGTAATCTGGTTAACGCCATTACAAATCGTGATGGTACGGCATTGTCTCGACTGTCAGATGGTTATCAGTCTAATAATCAGCCCGTGGTGAATGAAAATGCCGAAAAATTGGTTAATGCTCTGTTCAGGCAACTGAAACAGGTATTCCCTGCTGCAACACAAACTAACCTGCGGAATGAGTCCGATGAGAATTTGGCTAAACAACAATGGATCGCCGCATTCGCTGAGAACGGCATTCGTACCAAAGAGCAACTATCTGCGGGAATGCGACATGCCAGAGCCAGTGAATCCCCGTTCTGGCCATCACCCGGACAATTCGTCCAGTGGTGCAAGCAGGGCAGTATTCAGAATGCAGGATTGCCGGACGAATCAGAACTGTATGACATGGTGATGACCTACAGTGCCAAACGTGGGCTATACAGCTCCCCAGAGCATTACCCGTGGTCGTCTCATGCGTGTTACTGGATGGTGACAAAACTCTACTCTCAAATGATGGGATTGAACCTGAGTGAGTCGGAGTTACGCAAACGATGTAAACAGGAGTTAATCAGCATGTCACGCCGGATGGAATCAGGAGAACCGATCCCTGAGCCAAAAGTGCAGCTTGTCGAATTACACCTGCCAACCAGCAATGAACGGGCATTAAATCATCTGGCTGAAATCAGACGTAAATTAAATTTAAAACCCCACAAGAAGGACTTTTGAGATGAAAATAAAACAACTACAACAACAAATTCACCAGCAAAATGTTGATGCTGGTTGGTGGGATAATCCCCGTGAACGCGGAACATTGCTCTGTTTAATCCACTCCGAAATCAGCGAGGCAATGGAGGGGGAGCGCAAAAATCTGATGGACGATCATTTACCACATCGCCCTATGGCTGAAGTGGAGTTGGCCGATGCTGTTATCCGTATTCTGGATTATGCAGAGGCATTTGGTTATGACATTGAGGGCGCGATTGCTGAAAAATTAGCATACAACAGGCATCGGGCAGACCATAAACGAGAAAATCGATCTGCTGCTGGCGGTAAGGCATTTTAATGAAAATGAAAATCAAAACGAGTGAGTTGACAGGCCGTGCGTTGGATTATGCGGTGGCAATGGCTCAGGGATGGGAAAAGATGGCAGGTTATAACGGCTATTCCACACCTAATGGGATAGTGATAGCACCTGAATACATTCCGTCATGGGACTGGGCACAGTGCGGGCAGTTGATTGAGGAATATTGGATTGAATTCAAATGGGTCACTGATGCAACTATTGAGGCTCATTCTTATCTGCTAGATGGAGCTGTAGCATATGGACATAGCCATTTAGAGGCGGCGTGTAGATTAGTTGTATTAGGCAAAATCGGCGACGAAGTTGAGATTCCTGATGAGCTGATGGAGGGGGTATGATGTGGTATGTGTATTTATCGGCAATGATTTTCAATCTGGTATTCTCAGTGTTTATACTCAGATTGTTATATGAATTATCGATAGCATTTATCAGAACTGCCAGTGCGACCAGATGGTCAGCCCGTTGTGCTGAATGCCGTAATCCAATCAAAATTATCAAACACTTTATCGGTATATTTCCTGTAACGGAAAGCACAACGCGGATCCATTCAAAATTTGGTGAATGGCGCGGTGTTGGTGATTGGATTGTATACGCGGAAAATGGCGAGGAAGAATCATGACAGACGAACTCAAACCGTGTCCATTTTGTGATGGAGAATCCGATGTCGCTGAGGAATATAGCGGTAAATACTTCATCTACTGTAGTGAATGCTCAGTTGAACAGACCGAACCATCAAAAACTGAGGAAGAGGCCATCACAATCTGGAACCAGAGGGCAAATAACGGAGGTTAGATGTCATCCAAAACATACTATCTCAGTAATAAATCCATCCAGCAAAACGTTATCGAAGCAATCAAGAATTTGCCGCTAGACCCCAAGAAACCCTACGAAATTAAACTCTCTGAACCTAAGCGCACTAACGCTCAGAATCGCAAAATGTGGGCAACGTTGGGTGATATCGCAGAACAGGTTCAATGGGATGGCGAATGGTACGACAGCGAAGACTGGAAAGATTTAATTACTGTGCTGAACAAACAAACCAAAGGCGAAGCACGGCGTTCTGCCAGAGGGTTAGGCGGCGGTATCGTGTTTTTCGGGATGCGTACCAGCAAAATGAAGGTGGGTGAAATAGCTGAGGTTATCGAATGTGCCCACTGGTTCGGTGCAGAGAGAGGCGTGGTATTCAGTGACGAGGCCAAACGAGAACTGGAGTGGGCGCAGCGATTCGGCGATAAACAGAAACTCAAGAAGGAGCAGGAACGGTGAACGAAATCAGAAGCGGAAATTACCTGAAAATCGATGGCGATCAGTATCAGCGTATTTTTGTGGTTGGCGACCTGCACGGATGCTATCAGCTATTGATGGATAGACTACAACAGATTGATTTTGATTATAAAAATGATTTACTGATATCAGTAGGCGACCTCATTGACAGGGGGGATCGAAATGTCGAATGTCTCGACCTGATAACTCAGTCGTGGTTCAGGGCGGTTCGGGGCAATCATGAGCAGATGGCGATAGATGCGCTATTTCACAACGGAGACAGTAATCTGTGGTTTTACAATGGCGGTCAGTGGTTCCTGCATCTGGATGCTGAACAGGAAATATTAGCTCGGTCATTATTGAAACGGGCTGAGAAACTACCCCTGATTATCGAGGTGAACACAGGACATAAAAAAATCATTGTGGCCCATGCCGATTATCCCGATGACGAATATGAGTTCGGTAGAGAGGTTGATTGGCAATCTGTCATCTGGAACCGAGGCCGGATTTACAATGCTGGTGATGATATCGGTGGAGCAATCACAGGCGCTGATCTGTTCATCTTCGGCCACACTCCCGCACCAATAACCAAACAGAACTGGAATCAACTCTATATCGATACCGGTGCGGTATTCGGTCATGGGCTGCATGTGGAGCAAATCAAATGAAATACCTCATATTCATCGGAATTTGGGCAGCGTCAATGCTGATTATGGGACTGGTGTTGGGGGGATAGATGGCAAAGGCAAAACTAAACATGCTGGATGCAATGAATAAGTGGATAGAGCACTCTCACAAGTTAATACAACCTAATAAACCTCACGTCGAGCAACCCAAGAAACCGCCGCTGAAATTAACCAAAAAGCAGCGAGCGGTTATCAGGGAAAAATTCGGGGGTCGCTGTGCATATTGTGGACACGAATTACCCGCGACAGGCTGGCACGCTGACCATGCAGAACCGATTATGAGATACGGGGCTGGTCAATGCCACTATCCAGAGAACGACACCATTGAAAATATGATTCCATCCTGCCGTAGCTGCAATATTTATAAACACAGTGCAGACATTGAAACATTTCGGTCAGCAATAACCAGAGAATTACAAAATTCAATCAACAGAACACAATGCCTGAGAACAGGCCAGCGGCTCGGCATATTGAAATTAGATACCACGCCGATAGTGTTCTGGTTTGAGAAATATGGGGAAATGGAGAATGGCAAATCTACGCAAAGAAGCGCGGGGTCGAGAATGTCAGGTCAGAATACCGGGCATCTGTAACGGTAACAGCGAAACGGTAGTTCTGGCTCATTACCGGATGGCTGGCATTTGTGGCATGGGGATGAAACCCAATGATCTGTTTGGGGCATGGGCGTGTTCGTGTTGTCACGATGAAATAGACCGCAGAACGAGGCTGACAGAGACCGACTATGCACACATGGCTCACTTAGAGGGTGTAATCAGGACGCAATCAATATTGCTATCGGAGGGTAAGATTTGACGTGAAAACCTACAATTTAAAATTGCCGTGGCCTCCGACAGTTAATCACTATTGGAAACACTCAAGATGGGGCACTACATATCAGAGAAAGGCATTAACTACCGACAGCAAATCAGCAACATCATTCAGCAGCAAAACCTCAGTATCAATACCCAATCCCGCATCAAAATCAAAATAGTTGCCAATCCCCCAGACAGACGACAGAGAGACCTCGATAACCTGCCTAAAGCGGTTTTCGACTCGCTGACTCATGCTGGATTCTGGGCTGATGACAATCAGGTTGATTATATGAGCATCAAACGCGGCGAACGGGTTAAGGGTGGCTGTCTGGATATCCAGATATGGGAGCTGGAGACATGATCTTCACCGACCTAGCCGCATCCGTTGAGGAGGCCAGATATCGATGTAGAGAAACGGGACGACCATTTGCTGTTGTTCAGCGAAACACCGGAGATCTGGCCGTTCTCACTGAACAATGGGTTATGAGAAAACAATTGAGGGTGATGTATTCGACACGTCACGACAGGGTTCACACAGTATTGCCGGGGATAAAATAGGATGAATTTAGAATCACTACCCAAGTATTTTTCTCCCAAGAGCGCTATGTTTAGTGACTCTCCAGCCGCAACCGCTACTGATTCATTTTCAATTACCGATGTCATGGCCTCGCTGGGATTGGCGTCCGCTCAGGCGAGGATGGGGATTGAACTGTTTTTGGCGAAACAGGGGATCAATAAACCCGATGAAGCAGTGGAGAGTCTCTACCAGTATGCACTGACGCAGGTTCACAAGCACCCTGCAATCGCAAAACTCGATGACGATATTAGGGAAAATGTGCTGCAAATACTCGCAAATTATGCCTTTCAGGATTATGCAAGGAGTGCAGCCAGTAAGAAGGCGTGTTCAGATTGTGATGACGGGTTTATCGAAGCAGAGGTGTTTACTACAAAGGCATACACCCCGTGGATGGAAAAAAGGCTGGTTAAGGCAAATTTAAGTATGGGCGTAAAGATCACCCCATCGTCATACGAAAAATTCCGTGAACGCAGAGAGATTGTGAGGGTGGCCTGTTCCACATGTAAAGGTAAAGCGGTGGTCAGCCATTCATGCCGTTGCAATGGTCGAGGGGAAGTTTTGAATAAAGAACAGACGGAGTTAATTGGTATTCCGGTCTACAAACGATGTCCTAAATGTTCAGGACGGGGATATTCTCGATTGCCAGCCGAGGATGTCAGACGGGCCATTTGTAATGAGGTGGTGGAGCTGCCTGAGACCACATGGAGAAGAAACTTTAAGCCGTTCTATGAAGAACTGATTCAGGAATGTTTCAGTGAAGAATTGAACGCTGATAACGTTCTAGAAGAACTAACAAAAAGAGAAATTATTTCCACATAAATATTAAACAGTAGATAAATGATATTGACAGAGTGGCGAAAATAGCCCATCATTGCTCTAACGATGGGTTATTGTCTCTCGTTGAATCAAAGAAGAATTTTAAGACCTCGCCTCGGCGGGGTTTTTTGCTTTCTGGGGGAATGAATGTCTGCACCAATCACCGAATCTTTAGTTATCCGTCCTGCATCTGAACAACCCACGCCGGATATGAATGGTAAAGAGGTGCTGGTCTTGAATCCTTGCGATGGCTGGCACATTGGGTATGTCAACTTCTGGGATGGAGAATACAGCGGTATCTACCGATGGATAGGTGAGGAATTTGAACCTCGGTACTTTTATGTCGCCTGGGCACTTTTGCCGGATGGCTTGAAAATCGGCGATGCCTTCGAAGACCAGAGCGCGACACCGGAAGAACATGATCGTTACTGGGCAGCAAGAAAGATGCTGAACGGGAAATAACATTCCACCCGTAGTAAATCCAATTACCAAATATCTTTTGGTAGTTCAAGTTCTCGTTATCGGAATTCCTATATCGGAACAAATTCAAGTGGTTCTGGCATATCGCGCAACCATACAATCATTTAACGCGACAAAAGATTGCATAATTAGACAAAATGGTGCATATTATAAGTGCGCTTCCGAAGGCGTATGCGTTTCGCACCGCATGTAATATAAATCCCGAGAGAGACTACGCAAATGGCTATTAGTATCCGTTTAGATGATGACTTCGTGAGTGATGTAAAGATCCACGCAGAAGCGTCAAGCAGGAGTGTGCCAAAGCAAATCGAGCATTGGGCAAAAATAGGTCGCATCGCCGAAGATAACCCAGATTTGCCATACTCCTTTATCCTTGATTCGTTACTAGCGAAAAGCGAAGTCGACAATGGTAAGGTGTCGCGTTATGTCAGAAGGACAAAAAAGTCCCAAGATTGATGTTTATGAAACAAGGCGTTTCTCTAAAGCGTTATCTAAATTACCTGAAAATCTTCTTGCAGTAGTGGAAGATGAGATAGAGAAAATTATCGACGACCCTGAGATTGGCGAACAGAAGAAAGGCGATTTAAGTTTTCTTCGCGTTCACAAATTTCAGTTAAATAACCAGCTAACATTGTTGGGATATCATTGGGTTGAAGAAAAAATAGAACTATACCTGTTGAATTTTGGTTCTCATGAAAATTTCTATCAGGAACAAAAGCGACACAGGAAAGACGATTTAAAGTTTATTAAATAACACATAAGGCCTCGCATTCGCGGGGCTTTTTTGTATCTGGAACTTTGGCGTAGAGGGTTCGCGCGGATGCCTGAAGAGCATTAGGACTCGGTTCGATTCCGAGAGGTTCCACCAAATTATCGAAGGTCGCTGAGGCGGCCTTTTTCGTATCTGCAATCCTAACTATTTGATATTCATTCGATGCCGGAATTCCGGTAACGGAACTCATCCCAGTTTTGCACAGTGGCAATAAATGGAACTCCTCTGATGACCCTTGAAAACATCACCCTGAACCCCCCGGAGTCTAAGAGCGCGGGTATCACGCAAAAAAATATCGCTCAACTTAAGCAGCTTTTCCCTGAAGTATTCTCGGAAGGAAAAATCGACTTTGACGCCTTAAAAGCGGTGCTGGGTGAGGCCGTTGATGATTCAGACGAGCGCTATAGCTTCACTTGGCAGGGTAAGGCGCGTGCCCGTCAGATTGCCCAGACGCCATCAACCGGTACGCTACGTCCATGCAAGGAAGAGAGTGTGAATTGGGATACGACCGAAAACCTGTTTATTGAAGGCGACAATCTTGACGTGCTTAAGTTGCTGCAAAAGTCTTATCACAAAAAGATAAAGATGATTTATATCGACCCGCCCTATAACACCGGCAAGGATTTTATCTATAACGACAGGTTCAATGATACATCGGGTCGGCGTCATACAAATTGGCTGAATATGATATTTCCACGGCTGCTCGTGGCTAAAAACTTACTGCATCCGGAAGGAATGATCGCTATCTCTATCGATGATAATGAAGTCTTTAATTTAGTGAAGGTGTGTGAAGAAATATTTGGCTACGATGCCATTAAAATCATTGCGGTTAAAATGAGTGAAGCCAGTGGCCTGAAAATGACCAGCGTCAAAAAACGGGGCACCATTCCAAAATTAAAAGAATATATCATGGTGATAAAACCGAGTGGTATCAATAATATTGAATTTACCCCCATAAAGAAACCCATCTGGGACCCGGCATATAATATCTATTTGGATAATTTTAGCCGGGAGCACAGGGATTTTTACGATGCGATAAAAGAGTCGGAATATCTTAGTGATGAGCAGTTAAATAAACTGGATGAAATTTTATCGGGCGTCACGTTAAAGTCTTTGTCCGACGTATATAAAGGGCCGGCTTCCAAAAAGAATGAATGGCTTTTCGATAATAGCTGGCGAATAGGTCAGTGTGTCAAATCCAGCAGCGTTCACAAACTCAGTGAAGAAAAGCGGAAAAATAAAAAAACAAAGGATGTTTTTTCTGTTCAGTCAGCGCAGGGGTTGGTCTATCTGGTACGCGGAACCTATTCAGAAACCCGCCGACACCCCAGACTGCAATTAATCTTTGCCTCTGATCACCTGTTTGTTCACCCGGGTGATTTTTGGTCGCATATTAAAACCACAGGGCTTGATAATGAAGGGGGTGTACCTTTCAAAAACGGGAAAAAGCCCTTAAAGCTCGTGACTGAACTGATTAGTTCTTTAAAGGGCCTGAGTGACGGCGATATTGTTTTGGACTTCTTCGCGGGTTCAGCAACGACGGGGGAAGCAACCATGATAGTGAGTAAAAATAACAATATTAAATTAAATTATATCTTGGTTCAGTTACCCGAAAATTTAGAGGACACCTATAAATTAGCCGGTGCTGAGGCGAAAAAGCAACTAAAAGCGTCTATGGATTACTTAAATGAATTGGGTAAGCCGCTTAACTTAACCGAACTGGGAAAACAAAGAATGAGATTGAGTATTGAAAAATACAAAACGGAATCTCAGTCATCGGGATTTAAAGTATTTAAGCTTGTTACGACTGACAGCTTAACTTAACTCTCACCTGCTCCTGTTCCCATATCGACCTCCTATTAACTTAACTCACCGGGGCTGACATAACTCACCCCCACGGACGCCCATTGTTCTAATGGGGTGGATTATGCGTATGACTGAAAAAGACACGGAGTTCTGGGCGCATGTCTGGGACTGGTTAATTATCAATGCTCCCTTTCTGGGGGGAATGTTTCTGGCTGCATCGACTGCATTCGCCCGGGAGAAAAGGGATGGCTCAAGCTGGAAAGCCTCATTAGTCGAAGCCTTTATCTGTGCGGCAATCAGTGTCGGGATTATTAACGCACTGGAGTACGCACAGTTACCACTGAGTCTTGCTCAGTTCTTCGGTGTACTGATTGGCTTTTTAGGAACCAAGAAAATTGGGTCAATTTTTGATGCGGTCTTGACGTTCTTCAAAAACAAGTTTGGAGTGAACAGATAATGAAAATCAGTAAAAACGGTCTGGGCTTCATCCAGCAATATGAAGGCCTGAAACTAAAAGCCTATCCCGATCCTGCAACGGGAGGCATTCCGTGGACGATTGGCTACGGGCATACAAAAGGTGTTAAGAAAGGCGATGTGATTACAGAGCAGCAGGCCGAAGATTTTTTACACGATGACCTCACATTCGCTTACGCCACACTGGAGCGATTGGTTAAGGTGCCACTGACTCAAGGTCAGTTTGATGCCCTATGTTCCTTTATCTTCAATTGCGGCAGCGGCAACTTCTCCGGTTCTACTTTATTGAAGAAACTCAATGCCGGTGACTACAAAGGCGCGGCGGCGGAGTTCCCCCGATGGGATAAAGCGGCAGGTAAGGTGATGAACGGGCTGGCTAAGCGCAGGGCATCTGAGCAACAGATGTTTTTGTCATGAAATTCACGCTAACCCACTACACGATCATTGTTCTGATTGGTGTTGCAGCCGTAGCTATAGTCGAAAGTTTTTACTACCTTTCTGAGTACGAAAAACAAAAGAAAGTCAACGGCGACCAAGCAACCGAAATCCAGCAACTGACTGACCGTATCAACGACCAAAACACGCACATTGATATGCTGCATGAACAGGATGTTAAACGTCTTAAGGTACTTGCCAATGCTAAATCTAAGATTGATCAGCTCAGTGACAATTTGCGCACTAACACTCAGCGCGTGTTCGTCAAAGCCGAGTGTCCCGTGCGTGAAGCCTCTGCCTCCTCCGGCGTGGATAGTTCAAGACCCGCCAGACTGGAGAAAGACGCTGAACAAGATTATGTACGTCTCCTCGGAGAGCTTGAAACCCTCGAAAGCCAGTTCCTTGGATTGAGGGATTACGTGAATACCGAGTGTGGGAGAAAAAATAGTGACTGAAACAAACAAACTCAAGCCATGTCCGTTTTGTAACAGTGAGCACGCAGAAATGAACTCGTATTCAGATGACACGTGGTTTTTTGTGCAATGTACCGACTGTAATGCGAATGGGCCAGAGGAAGATACGGCAGCGAACGCAGAAATTGCGTGGAACTGGAGAGCAGAAAACACATTGCCACCTCAGAGCAAATGATACTGGGGTGGCAGGAGCGATCCTGTCTCCTGCTTGATTGTTATTATAAACAGTATTTAGTCGTTTTATCCGGATTTAACACAAGACAGGTAGCTATACACTCTGTATATGCTAAGGGTAAGAAAGCAAAAGGTAAGCAGACAACAGCATAAGTCTGCATCGAAGCTAAAAGAGTCGAGCCTGCTACCAGGCAAAGAAGAAGATATTTTTTCATAATCATTCTCCACATCTTTTACAACGTTATTATCACAAAAACTGGTAAATCTAATAAACCCATCTTCCCCCAATAACAAGCGAATAATGCTTAACAATTAGTTACTCTCTGAAACTAAAGTCAATATTTCTTTGCCCACTCCCTGAGTGGTTGAAGGAATACCCAAGCCATCACCTCCGTGGTGGCTTTTTTGTATCTGAATTCAGCGCATTCGTACGCGCACATCTAATCCGAGAACCTTCCAGAAAGTGAGCCTGAGAAAACCGCTAATAGCGTAGTTATCTCGGGGCGGTCTTTCTGTACGAACAGGTTCACTTTCTATAAGGAACTACGCATGAAATATCCAACAGTAATTGTTAATGGAGTATCTGTTCGTGTGGATAATGCAGGCAGATATAGCCTAAACGACCTACACGCCGCCGCAGTATTAAAAGGCGAAGCGACAGAGTCACAGCGACCCAACAAATTTATTCGTAATGCATCAGTAAAAAAGTTTGTTTCCGCATTGGACTCCAGAAGACAAAAAAGTCGTCTGAAAGAAAATCAATCACTTAAGGTTGTTAATGGGGGCGCTGACCAAGGCGTATGGGGTGCAGAGCTTTTGGCTATTCGCTATGCAGCCTGGATTAAGCCTGAGTTTGAAATTAGTGTTTATGAAACTTTCCGCGAAGCAGCACTCAGTGGTATTTCAAATATGACCATGCTAAATCGACTTGATTTGCTTATTGCAAACGAAAAACAAGAGGTTAGCGCCTGCGCTCGCAAGATGAATTATTGGGGTGTTGGTGGCCGCAAAAAAATGCTAGCAGATACTCGGCAAAACATTATCGCCCAAATGGATCCTGACATGGTTTCAATCATGGAAAGCGTACAGTAATGATAGGCCGCTCAGCGGTCTTTTATTTAATTCTGCAAAGCATCCACATTCGGGTGCTTGATAGAGGATTGTAGAGGTTTTGGGCTTCGGTCTTATTTAATTCTAAATCTAATTAATCCAATCAATTAATTCTAAATCAGCCCGTCACGGGGCATTCAAACACAGAGCCTTACGGGGTGAGTCTATGGGGTAAGCAGTATTGCTTTAACTCTATGGGCTGCTTTATCCGCGTGAACTTAGGCTTACCACCTAAAGGAAAGCATTATGAGAAAGAAGAAGATAGATAGAGGCGGTCGAATTTACGTTGCCACTGATGGCGTTAAGGTAAAAGTCGGCATGTCTGCTCGTGGGAAATGCTTGGGAAGATTTACTGAATTAAAAAAAGAATTTGGATTTTCCGTTATCGAAAGCTTTGTGACAGAGAGACGATTTGATTACAGGCTTATTGAAAAAATGACACATAAAAAATTGGAGAGTCATTGGTTACACAATGAGTTTTTCTCTGTTCCTTTTTCGGATGCTGTCAATGCTGTAATTGAATCTATCTCTGATCTTGATTCTGGTAACTTCAGCGGAAGTGTTTATCAAAATATAAACCGAGGTAGGTATTTATTCTGATTTATGGGGAAACAATGAAAAACGAACTCGAAATTAAACCGTGCCCTATCTGTGGTGAAGATGAAGCAGCAGTTATTTACTCATCAAATTGCGTTACGGTAGAGCATCGCTGTAATGGCGCCAAGAATATTATTAAGTTAGTTAGAGACACGGAAGATGATGCTTTTCAGGCATGGAATCAAATTGCAGAAAGTGCAGCCAGACCAAAAACCTTCAACTACTGGAGGGTTGAGGTATACGTTGAAGGCCAAGACATGGCTATCATTGGATATAGCAAACGCGAGATGCCATTTAGCGACAATGACGGCGACTATTTAAGCTTCTATCAGAGCGCTAGCGGAATCGACTTTATCACTATCCCACTAAGTAGAGTTATTGCTTTGAAGTCTTATGCGGTGACTGAATAATTAAAGCGAGGTAAATATGCCTGAGCACACACCACCAGTGAGAGCAAGAGAGTTAGGTATAACTGGGCGATTCAGATTCAGGAAACAAACGCTGACATCCCGCCCGGTACTACAAGTTGAAGTCCTGGTCAGGAAAACACGGTTGGGAACTCACAGTATTGATAGGACTGATCCCATATGGCGAGATGCGTCTTTGCAAGAAGCGATACAGATTCAATATGGTACAGGGTTCATTGATTCCCCAGAAAGTTAAGGAATAAAGACAATGGCACAAAAGAAAATCCAGCTCACTGATGGGCAGAAGGTTCTTTTTGATGCCTTAACGAAACTTCAGCAGAAATTCGCGTTAGGCATCTTAAGAGGACTGAACCAGATAGATGCTTACAAACAGGCGGGATACAAGGCAAAGACAACAGAAACCGCCCATGTCTGTGCAAGCGAAATCCTAAGAAATCCTAAGGTAAAAACTTTTCTCGACGCCATGAACCAAGAAGCTGTTTCCGATGCGGTCATGAGCCGCCAAGAAGCCCTAGAGCGACTTTCTACGATGGGCCGTGTTTCTATTCATGATATTGCTGAATTCCGTAACAGTCAGATAGGGAAAGACGAAGAAGGCCAGCCCGTATTCCAAGCCGCATGGCAATTCAAGGATAGTGCCTTACAGAACCCCGCAGCCTTAAGCGCTATCTCAGAACTGACCACCGGCAAAGACGGCATCAAGTTAAAACTGCATGACCCGAAAGCGGCGATTAAACAACTGGCTGATCTGATGGGCTGGGAATCGGCTAAAAAAGTCGATTTGAGTTCTACTGACGGCTCCATGACCCCGAACAATATCGACCTCAGTCACCTGAGTTTTGAGCAGTTACAGGAACTGAGAAAAAATCGGGAAAAGTAGTCCTATTTAACATAATGGTCATTCCACGCCCCAGTAGTTTTTGTTTCAAGTAAATTTGCTATCCAAGCAAGCAAAAACACAAAACTTCTTCCTGATTTAACGCCTTTTATTTGTTACTGATTTGTTATCAAAAACACGAAAATCATTTCGCTGTGATTTTGGTGCGAACGGCTTATTTTTCTCACTTTGGTGCTGACATGGATATTGATAATGCAATGCTGGATGAGGCTATCGAGCGGGAAATTGCCCGGCGCAGTTTGCATGAGTTCATTCAGTACATAAACCCCGACTATATCACCAGTGATTTCTCGCGTCAGGTCTGTGTGGCACTGGACGAATTTCTGCTCGATATGATGGCCGGTAAGCGACCAATCTTAATATTGGGTGCGCCCCCTCAGCACGGTAAGTCAGATATTGTCTCGCGCTATCTGCCTGCGTACTTCTTTGGTAAGTACCCCGACATGCGTGTCGCGGGGCTGTCATACGGTAAAGACCTTGCCTCAGAAATGAACCGTGATGTGCAGCGCATCATGATGGGGGATGAATATAAGGAACTGTTCCCCGGCTCGGCACTGAATACGCGTCGGGTGGTCACGATTGAAGTGGAGGCCAAGCGAAACTCAGAGACCTTCGAAATTGTCGGGCGCAAAGGGGTTTATATCAGTCAGGGGGTCGGCGGCCCTTTAACGGGGAAAAAAGTCGATTTGGGCATTATTGACGACCCGATCAAGAACGCGAAAGAAGCCCTGAGTCCGACAACCAAAAGTGGCATTTGGAACTGGTACGTTTCGACCTTCAAAACACGGTTATCAAAAAACTGCGGCGAAATCATCATGGCGACCCGCTGGGCGACGGATGACTTATCCGGCAAGGTGATTGAAGCCAGTGGTCAGGCACGGGTATTGGCATTCCCGGCCATTAATGAGCATGGCGAGGCACTGGTGCCGGAACTGCATCCTATTGATGCCCTGCTGGAGAAAAAGGCGTTGTTTGGTGATTACTTCTGGTCAGCCATGTATCAGCAGTCACCGAAGCCCTCCGGTGGCTCGATTTTCAAAGAAGATTGGGTGCGCTATTACCTGCCGAAAGACTTACCTGAGAAGTTCGATCGGGTTATCCATAGCTGGGATATGACCTTTAAGGACAGTGAGGGCACGGATTACGTGGTCGGTCAGGTCTGGGGCAAGAAAGGCGCTAACGCCTATTTATTGCATCAAGTGCGCGAACGCATGAGTTTTACGGCCACCCTGAAAGCGGTCAAGAAAATGGCGGAAGACTTCCCCGATGGCCGCCGTAAGCTGGTGGAAGATAAAGCCAATGGCCCCGCAGTGATTGATTCACTCAAAAGCACCGTATCCGGCCTGATCCCCGTCGAACCGGACGGAAGCAAGGTTGCCCGCGCCCACGCGGTGACGGCTGAGTGGGAAGCAGGCAATATTTGGCTACCCCATAAAGACACCGCCTCGTGGGTGGTGGATACCGTGGATGAAATCACCACCTTCCCTGTCGGTGCACATGATGACGTGGTGGATGCCATGACACAGGCACTGCGCGATTTGTATCAGAAGAAACGGGGTATCAGCATGAACCCAGACATTATTAACCAAGCGATGCATCATTCGCGTATTCGTCGGTAAACATCATTATGGCAAGAAAAAAACGTCAGGCTCAAAAGCTGCGGCGGGGATTCGCTTTGTCTCAATCTATTTGGGATCGGCTGGAATCAGAACAATACATCCCTACGTATGATGAAGTTAAAAGCCTCTATGGGCCAGTGAAAACGCTGGGCGCACCGAAAGAGGCTGTTATGGCAATGGACAGCGCCTTAAGTTCTGCGGGCGCGTACACCCTCATTCAACACGCGTGGGAACATGGGCAGGGTTATGCGCTGGGGCCGTCATTTATGGGCTATGCCGCCTTGTCATCATTAACGCAGAACGGGCTAATTCGGGCGTGCATTGAAACCGTTGCTAATGATATGACGCGTGAGTGGATTGAAATTAAAACCGTTGATATTGATGGTCAGGGTGAAGGCGCTGATAACAATAAAGCCATTGAAGATGCCCTGATTGATCTCAAGGTGAAAGACATATTCAACAAAGCGGCTGAGTATGACGGCTACTTCGGTGGCTGCATGATTTTCATTGATACCGGTGTCACCGATAATCAATTATTGGTGCCGCTGGATATTTCAGATAAATCGGGAGAGCTGAAAGATTTCAAACGCTTTGTGCTGGTGGAGCCGATTAACATCTTTCCGGGCCGATATGAAAGCACCGATCCCCTCAGCTCTCGCTATTTTAACCCGGACACCTGGTGGGTTTTGGGGAAAGAAGTTCACGTATCCCGACTAATCCGTATTTGTGGCAAAGAAGTTCCGGTGTTGCTGAAACCCTCCTATAACTTCATGGGAATGCCACAGGCGCAATTACTCTATGACTATGTCATTCATTTTCAGGATTCGCGAGCGGCAGTATCCAGACTGTTAGAGAAATTTTCACTCACCGTGCTGAAAACCAATATGGAAGACATTCTAACCAACCCGCATTCAACCAAGTCGCTCGATGGACGATTAGCATACATGGCTCGGCATCGCTCTAATGATGGAGTGTTGGCAATCGATAAAGAGATGGAAGATATCGATAAGCTTGAAACGCCGCTATCGGGGGTGACGGATATTGTTGGCCAGACACTGGAGTTTATTGTTGCAATTAACCGGACACCTGCCGTCAAGCTGTTGGGTGTATCACCCAGTGGATTTAATGCGACAGGCGAGAGTGATATCAAAAACTACAACGACCACGTTAAGAGTCAGCAGGAAAAAGTACTGCGTGCAGGGCTACAAAAGGCGTTGGATATCATTCAAATCGTCAAATTAGGTCGATTAGATAAGTCTGTGAAATTCAATTTTGTCGATTTAAATGAGGATGACGCAAAGTCTACGGCTGAAACACAGAAGACTAAGACCGATAGAGATGTCTCGCTGGTTGACGCGGGGATTATCTCGGAGAAAGAGGCCAGACGCCGCCTGTCTGTCGAACCTGACAGTGATTATTTCGGCATTGATGTTGATGAGGTTCCAGAGGTCAATCATGAGGAAGAAGAAATCGAAAACGTCTCGACCTACGCGCCCCAACGCGGGACTGGAGCGGGAATATTACCGCCGGATGCTGGGATTAATTCAGGAAATGGCGGATTCCGTTGATTACTGGCTATTAGCAGAATACAAACGTCAGCAGCCCCAGATTGTCGGTGATGCCTCTCCCGCCAAAGAGCTAAACCAGAAATTGTTCTCGGTGATGGGACGATGGAAAGTAAAGTTTAACCAGATGGCAGAAACCATTGCTGTGTGGTTTGTCAATCGTGCCAATACCTATGCGTCAAACTCAGTGAGAAATAAGCTCAGGGTGGACAGCATCACCGTTAACATGCGGGTCACGCCAGAGGTACAGAATGTCTTAGACAGTCTGTATGAACAACAAGTCTCCCTGATTAAGTCCATTCCTGAGCAATATCTGACGCAGGTTCAAACGCTGGTGCAACAAAGTGTCGTGAATGGGCGGGATGTCGGTTTCCTGAAAGAAGCATTAAAGAAACGCTACGGTGTGACAGAAAGCCGCGCCAAGACGATTGCCCGTGACCAGAACGCCAAAGCCACTAATGCCATTGCGCGGGAGCGTTGTAAATCCTCCGGTATCACAGAGGGAATTTGGATTCATCGCGCTGGTGGCAGCAAATCCTACCGTGATTCGCACATCAAGATGAACGGTCAGCGCTTCAATCTGAGTGAGGGATGTTATGACCCTCATGTGCAGCGACATATCCATGCCGGTGAATTAATCAATTGTAAATGTGACTTCCGGCCTGTCATTCCTCAAATTGGAAGTGGTTAACCATGTCTAAAGAAAAAAACTCGGTCGTGTTTGACGAGGGAAGCCGACGACGTATTGATGCCAATGGCTACCTGCATGTCTCACAGACGCATCTGACCAAAGAACAGGTGGTGCCCTATATCGGGCGGGAAATTCCCGGTTGGGAAGATCTGGGATTAGAACCTGGTCAGCTTTATTACGGTTACCGACCAGGGGATGAATTGGAGAAAGCCCAGTCAACATTTAACGGTGTTCCCCTGCTTTATATTCATAAACAGGACAGCGCAGAACAGCCGTTAAAAGAGCTGAGGGTTGGCTCGATTGGAACAACGCCAATATGGGACTCACCCTATCTGGATAATGCCTTAACCGTGACTGACCAGATGGCGATTGATGCTATTGCAGATGGCTCACTCAAGGAATTGAGTTGCGGCTATTTTTTTGAACCCGACTTTACACCGGGTGAGTTTAACGGTGCCGCTTATGATTTCGTGATGCGAAACATCCGGGGGAATCATGTGGCGCTGGTCAAAGAAGGTCGGGCGGGTCCCGATGTATATGTCCATGACGGCTTGCCGTCTCAATTGAAGGTACAAGAGATGTCAGAAGAAAACAAAACTGATAAACCCGATGTCATCGCGAAAGATGATCCGAATGCGGCTCTGCCACCCGAGGATAAGAAACAGAATGAATTCGTGATAGACAACGATGCCGTCAAAGAAAAAATGACGGAGTTGGGTTTGGCGACGGATGATGAAGAAGCCGTTAAGGTCTTTATCAGTGGTATGGAATTCGCTCATGAGCTTGCAGAGAATGACTCGGCATCTAATCCTGTCGGTGATAATAATCAGGCAGACCCTAACACGGTGAACAATCCTCCCCCAGAGGAAAAAAAAGAGAGACCACCCGCAATGGATCGCAATCCAAAGATAACATTGGATGCCAACACTATTCGTCACCAAGCAGTTGAACAGGCTAAAGCACATTTCAGGGCACTGAATGAAGCCGGACAAAAAGTCCGCTCGCTGGTGGGTGACGTGGATGTGATGGCCTTTGACAGCGCCGAAGCGATTTATGCGCACGCCCTGAAAAACAAAGGCTATGACCCCAAGAAATACGACAAGACCGCGTATAAAGGCATGGTAGACATCTTGGCAGCACAAAAGCCTTCTGCATTCGCTCAAACGCCGGTGATGGATACCGCCCCAAGCAGTCTGGAAGGGCCATTCGCAGGCTTGAAAAACATCAAAATTTAAGAGGTCATCATGGCATTACAAAAACAAGTCGGCCTGTACTACGCGCCGGCGGTTCCCGGTGACAGAGCCACGCAAAACACGGTCATTTACACGCAGGGTAATCCGAGGTCAGAGGGTAATATCACTATCGGCCATTTCGTCTTTGCGGGCACTGATCCGTTCAAACAAGTGAAAGCCTCCTCAACGGGCAAAGATGCACCGGTGGGCTTTGTTGAACGCATACTGGCGTACTACAACTATAACCTGATATCGTCTGCAACCATGACCATTCCTAACCAAACGGATGTTACAGTTGCGGTGCGGGGTGATTTCTGGTGTGCGCCAACCAATCAGAATGCGTCCATTGGTCAGACGGTGTTTGCCTCCACGACTGATGGCAGTATTCAAACAGGGGATGCGAAAGCCACGATTGACGGTCACGTCAAAACCGACTGGATTGTCAAATACTACGACGCTGACAGTAATCTCGCCATCATTTCTAACTGGCATACCGCCTAACTATCCAACTGACATTATTCACGCATGACGACACTCTGAAATAACGGGTGGGCTTTGTCATGCGTGCATGGAGAACAGAATGAGTACACCTTCTTTTGAACAAGCCAAGCTCTATGGCTTTATTTTCAACGGCGCACGTGAATGGATTACCCGTGACAATATGCCACGACTGATTCAGGATGCGGCGTTAATCACCTCACCCAACTCCAGTGTGCCGGCAGAATTATTGGCTTACGTAGACCCAACTGTCATTGATATTTTGACAGCACCACGTAATGCCCGTGAGCTGTATGGAGAAGAAAAACGCGGAGACTGGACAACGCCGTATTTCAAATGGCGTATCAATGAAGTGGCTGGTAATACAGCGGCTTATTCAGATTTCGGACATTCCGGTAAATCTGTAACGAATAATGAGTGGCACACTCGCGAACAGTACCGTTATCAAACAGTAATTCAGTACGGCGATCTGGAGACTGATATGGCCTCTGGCGCGAAAATCAATCTAGCCGCAGATAAGCAACGCTCCGCTGCTACCACTATCGATATCGACAGTAATAAGTTTTATTTGCTGGGGGTGGCAGGAAGAGAGATTTATGGTGCCCTGAATGACCCGAATCTCAATCCTGCAATCGCGGCTGCTCCCTCTGGCGAAAAAGGCTCCACTAAGTGGGCGGATAAAAACACACAGCAACGCTATCGGGATATCTTGAACTTGTTTGCGCGCTTGGTTAATCAGACTCAAGGGTTAATTTCTGAAAGTGACGAATTGATTCTGGCTATATCACCAACATTGCGTGTGCAACTTGGGGATGCCACTGACTTTAACGTTTCTGTTATGAAAATGCTGACGACCTACTTTAGTAATCTCAAGTTGGTCAGTCTGCCACAATTAGGTGGTCCAAGTGGCGAAACTATCCAACTGATCGCCCCTAAAGTGGCAGGGATGGAAACGGGATTGCTGGGCTTTGGTGAGAAAATGAGGGCGGGTCGTATTGTGCCTGAGCTGTCTTCGTTCTCTCAGAAATTCACAGCAACTACCTATGGCGCAGTAATTCGTATTCCTGCTGCGATAGCGCAAATGACAGGTATGTAATCCATACACAACAATTAAAAAATCATGGTCTCTCAGGAGGCCATTTTTTATGCCGGAGAAAGAGCATGTCAAAAGGAAAAACCGTTAATGTCCGCCTGAATCACCCGCATGGTATTGAGTTTCCAATGCCAGATGGAACTCAGGTTATTTTGAGGGGTAACGCCTTTCATCTACTTGGAATGGATAAAGGTACGCTTCCCGTAGGTCTGTACGGGCAAACAGTCGTAGATACGGATCGGTGGGATTACATCCTGAAAACCTACAGTGAGATGGAAATATTCAAAAATAACCTGTGTGTCTGGGATGAGAAAGAAGCCAGCGCTAACGATAAAGCCTCCGAGAAAAAAGAACTTCGTCACGGTCGCGAACCTGTTGATACCAGTAAGACGGCAACAGAACCCGCTAAGGAGAGCGCCTGATGGCTATCGTCACATTTGATAGTGACGCGTTCCTTGAGCTGTATCCCCGCTTTGCAGGCATCCTGACTAAAGGGCAGTTACAGCAGGCCTTTGATGTGGCCTGTTTGCTGCTCGATAACTCTGATAATTCGGATATTCCCTATGAGCCTGATGGTACACAGGAACGCAAGACGCTGCTGTACCTGCTGGTTTGCCACATTGCCACAGTGACATTATGGGGGAACAATAATCAGGCAGGGCCAGCATCCAGTGCTACAGAAGGCTCAGTCAGTGTCTCGTTTGCCGTGCCTGATGCCGCTAATGCGTCGTGGTTTAAGCTTACCCCGTGCGGGCAAATGTACTTGCAGGCCACTCGTAAATATGTGGTCGGTGGACGTTATTCAGCGGTGAAACACTACCATCCGTGGGGGTGAGTTATGGCAACCAATGACAAGCTGAAAGCGGCGTTTTCCCGTATCTCCAGAAATCTCAATATCAAAGTGAGCGCAGGGGTGCTGGCGGGTGCAACCAATGAAGACACTGGGGAAAAAATAGCCCCTTATGCTGCTGCCAATGAATTTGGTACGCGAAATATTCCGGCTCGCCCTTTTATGAGAAGCACAATTGCTAACAAATCTGATGAGTGGAAGCGGCTGATTGGCGACCAGTTACGAGGGCAATCGCAAGATGAAAGCAGTGTAGAGGCGGCATTTAACACACTAGGTATGATCATGGCGGCTGACATTCAAGAGAGCATTAGGAAAAACATACCACCTAAAAATAGTCAATCCACACAAGACGCTAAAGAGCGCAAAGGCATCAAGGACTACGATAAAACCTTGATTGATACTGGCGGTATGGAAGGGGCGATTGATTACGAAGTTATTAAAGGTGGGGAATAAAAGAAAACCCGACACCGAATTCAAATAAATGAACTGAGGTTATTATGAAATTTGAAGAGTTGCCAGATGTTGCGAGAGTAGCCGCAATTGAAGTATATAAAATGATTGCTATCCGCGAATTGGTCTTAGTTGACAATGAGTGCAAGGAGCAGCAAACAGCCAGACTGGAAAATCTGGCTGAAAGTTTAGTTAAAGGGTTTTCAAAGCTTTATGATTCAGCCTGTGAGTACGGAATAGCTAGCTCAAGTCACTGCGAGAGCATAAGAATGAGTAAACCTGAAAGAATGGTACACGAACTAGCAAAAGAAGAAGGTATAACCTTTGACCAAGCTATAAAGTTGGTCGCCGATATGATTATTATCAGACGAGCCAACTTGCCTAAAGATGGTCAAGTCCCCGTAGTTTGTAATGGTCAATTAGACTGATACAGTGACGCTGCCCAGTCAGCTAATACGCCAACAAAAACTGCGGGTTCTCTTTTCGAAAGCGGTTTGGACGCATTCATTACACGAGATAAGATAGTTGTTTTTTCCCAATCAGATGTTCCAAAGTAAGTACCATCGGGTAGGTTATGATTTTTGCCATCAGAGGATGTGATGCGTCTATAAAACCCAAGACGGAGCATTCTTTCATGTAATTCATCATATTCCTTATAACTAGCGTCATATATCTCAACTCGAACCAAGTAATTTGCCATTCTTCTTATTCCTTTTTTTTGATTGTGAAATAATCAACTTATCAGTTTCACTTGATTGCGGTAAGTGAGGAACCACCTCGCCTGATGTGGTGAAAATCAGTCAATTAACGCCAGTTAAGACGGTAGTGAGCTGGTGGGATTATTGATATATTCTGGAGAATGACAATGGACTTATGAGGGAATATGTAATGGAAGAAATGATGAAAACAATAGCTTCGCTTTTTGATGCTTATATTGTTCTATTTAGTTTATTTTGGTGCGTTACTATTCCTATAGGGGTAGGTCTTATAGCTCCGGCATGTATATTTAAAACAAAATTTAGCAGAGTATTTTTTCCAATATCGGCTATGTTCTTTTTATTTCCATCAATATTTGTGCTTTTGTCGATAGTGTTATCTAAATAATTTATTGCATTACCAAAAACCAGCCTCGCCAATGCGGGGTTTTTTTGTACCAGAAAAAAGGTGAGAAATGAATCTTCATGGTATCGCATCCGCAGCCATTGGCGCGGTAAATCCCTTTATCCCCGCTCAGATTTATCGATCAATAGGTTCAGTCAAGAACGACGATTACTCCCGCACACCCGATTATGCTGATCCCATTACCATGAAGGTGCAGAAGCAGGCCGTTACCCAATCGGATATCCGGCATCTGGATAACCTGAATATTCAGGGGGTGATGGCATCTATCTATACCGATGGTAACTGGTGCGGCATTAATCGCCCCAAGCAGCAAGGCGGCGATAAATTCGTTATCAATGGTGAAACATGGCTGGTGGTCTCTGTACCTGAAAACTGGCCGGACTGGACGAGGGTTATCGTATGCCTGCAAACGTAACCATCTCAGTAACAGAGCGTGATTTATATAAGGCCCTTGGGGATTTTCTCCGGGGGCTTTTTCCTGATGTGGACATAGAACGCTCACAACAAAACAGTACACCTATGCCGCTGGGGGATTTCATCACCATGACCGGCCTGTTTTCTGATGGGTTATCAACCAGTGTGGTTCAGTATTCAGCGCCAGAGGTGGCAGGTGATGGACAGCAACATATTACACGTACAACTCAATGGCGCTGCCAACTGGATTTTTACGGGCAGACGGCAGAAAAGAATGCATTGCTGGTAGCTACAGTAATTCGATCTGAGTTTGCCATTGAGCAATTCCGGCAATTGGGTGGGGCTATAACACCGTTATACACCAGTGACCCACGACAATTGAGCATTATCAACGGTGAGCAGCAATGGGAAACCCGCTGGACACTGGACTTTGTGGGGCAGATAAACCCGATTGTCACTGCCCCACAGGCATTTTTCGATAGCGTATCAACGCGCACTATTCCGATGGAGTCTATAAATGGCAATTCCAATTAGTAAAGATGTAAAAATTAACCCCGGCGTACTGGCGGCGGTCGGGAATGCGGTAGACCTGAACGGACTATTGCTGACAGACAGTGAATACGCGTCTGTTGGTGCGGTGTTGTCGTTCTCATCTGCCGCAGATGTTGCCGCGTATTTTGGTGGGACGTCGGATGAATACCGCATGGCCCAAACCTATTTTCAGGGGTTCAATAACTGCACGAAAACACCCGCAGAATTACTGTTTTCCCGTTACAACCGCGCACCCAGTGCCGCATGGTTGCGTAGCGGATCATTAGCGGGGATATCAGTCGATGAACTGAAAACCATTTCCGGCACACTGACACTAACCATCAACGGCAAAAAAACGGATGCCGCTATCAATCTGGATGGCTCAACCAGTTTTGCCGAGGCTGCGGCCAAGATAAAAACCGCGATTGGAGAGAGTGCGAACGTGGTCTTTGATACCACACATAAGGCATTCATTATCACAGTTACTGCGGGCAAGCCGGAAGCCTCATCCATCACATTTGGCAGCGGAACTGCGGCGGATGTGCTGAAAATGACCGAAGCGGCTGGTGCGAGAGTGTCACAGGGTGCCAATGTTCCCTCAACCGCTGATTTGTTCAGTGCAATCACCAGTCAGTCACAACGCTGGGCGGGATTCTCGACCGCGTTTGAATGTACGCCAGAGCAAAGCGTACTGTTTGCCGAATGGTGCAGCGCTCAGGAAAAACGCTATTTCTATGTGGCATGGACAACTGAGGGAATAGCAAAAGTTAAAGGGAATACCAAGACCATTGCGAGCCAAATTATCCAGAACAGTTATGGTGGCATTGTTCCGGTCTACTGTCTGGATGGCAAGAAAGCGGCGGCGGTATTAGGCTATGCGGCGGCACTGGATTTTGTCCGCAGAGAGGGACGTGTACCGTTTAAATTCCGTGAGTTTGACGGGCTGAGTGCCGATGTTACCGATGCCATCACCTACGATGCGCTGATATCGAATGGATATAACTTCTACGGCCAGTATGCGGCCAACAATATTGTCGAAAACTATTGGGCTGACGGCACTATCACCGGTGATTTTAAGTGGCTGGACAGTTTCGCGGGGCAAATTTGGCTGAATGCCAACCTGCAAGGGGCGGTGATTGCGCTGTTTAAATCCAACAAGACTATCCCCTACAACAATGCCGGGCGTGCGCTGGTGGCTACCTCAATGACAGATGTTATCCAGCAATTTAAGACATGGGGAGGCATTCGTGAAGGCGTCAACCTGAGTGCGGCACAGAAGCAAGAAATCATTAACGCAGTCGGTGAAGATGTTTCTTCCACTGTATTTGCCACTGGCTACTACCTGCATATCGGGGACATGCTGCCCTCAATCCGTGTGGAACGCACCAGCCCTAGCTGTTCATTGTGGTATTGCGATGGCGGCAGTATTCAGAAACTGACATTGGCATCAACGGAGGTTCAATAATGGCGAATTCTATCACGGCGGCTGACGCTATCATCACACTGTCAGTCACCAACCTTTACCCGTCCGGCGTACAGCTACAGGGCTTTGCGGCTGACAATATTTATGGCACTGAGGCGTTAGAGCTGGCCGAGACCGTGCGCGGAGCAGACGGCAAGCTGTCAGCGGGTTTTATCTACGGCAACATCGCCCAGACATTCTACATCATGCCGGACTCCGACAGTCGCGATATATTCGATACATGGGCGACCACCTCAAGGGCCAGTGCTGCTGTATTTCGTTGTAATGCCACGGTCATTCTGCCCTCGTTGAAACGCAAGTATTCCTGCGTGAATGGCGTACTGAAACAGTGGAAAGCCTTACCGGATGCAGGACGCGTGTTACAGGCGAGTCAGGCAGTTATCGAGTGGGAATCCATCACAGCGGAGGCATTTAACTAATGGCACGGAAAGAAACATTTATCACTATCGACACGGATAACCGGGACAAGGGTAAGGTGTTCTTCATTCAGGAAATGGCCGCGTCCCAAGCTGAGTGGTGGGCGATGCGGGCATTGATGGCAATGGGGAAAGGTGGTGTAGAAATTCCCGACAATCTACGCCAGATGGGAATGGCAGCAATGGCCGTGGAAGGATTGAAAGCTATCTCCCATATCCCGCCGGATGATGCAAAACCGCTGCTGGATGAGCTAATGAGTTGCATTCAGGCGGTTCCTAACCCTGCCAACAAGGAAGTTCGCAGGGCGCTGGTGGAAAATGACATTGATGAAATATCGACCCGTCTGAAACTGCGCGGAGAGGTATTCAAATTACATGTGGATTTTTTCGATACCGCCAGCCGTTAGATATTCCGCCCCGCTACACCAACCCTGACAGGCCGTTCGGTCTGATTGAATACACCAACGTCCCCAAAACTGTTGCCGCTGTCATTGCCGCCGGTAAAGCGACGCTCGCTGAACTGGATACCGTCTATGGCGTGGAAGATATGTGGACGATGCTCGAAATCATTCAGGTGGACAATCACAACGCCCGTGTTATGCAAGGGGATAATTAATGGCAAACGTTATTGATGAACTGGTCATCACACTGGGACTGGATTCAAAGGATTTTAGCGCTGGCGAACAGGCTGTCACTGCGGCAATGGACAAGCTGACTCAGGTCATGGAGAAAGTTGTCGCAGCGTATGAGGATGGCGAGAAGAAGACGGGCGAATCACTGGAAGAAACAGGCAAGAACGCTGATAAGACTGCTAAAGGGATGGAGGCCGCAGGGAAAAAAGCCTCCTCCTTCTTTTCCAGTATTCGCGGTCAGATTTTGGCATTGGCTGGGGTCACTCTGTCACTGAGTAGCCTTAAAAACATGCTCACCAGTCTGACAGGGAAATTGACACAATTGGCAACTAATGCAGATGCTTTCGGCATGTCGGCCAAGCGGTTAGATGGCTGGTCAAAGGCGGCGATATCAGTTGGTTCCAGTGCTGATGAGATTGTAGGGAGTTTTGCCCGGATTAATGATGCAAAAGCCAAGCTGAGGGCGGGAGAGGCAAACGATCCATTAGTTCAGGAACTGATAAAAATTACTGGTCAGGCTGGGTTGAATATCGATTTTGCCAACGAAAGCACAGAGGATATTTTTAAGAAAATCGTTACCGCCTTTCCAGTGCTGAATAAAGACCAGCAGCAGGCATACGGTAGCAATTTAAACATTGGTTACTCTCTACAACAAGCTTTCGCGTCTGGAAAGTTCCTAAAAACCGTCGATGAGTTCACTGACAATTCTGGTGTTAATAATAATGCAATAGAGATAACCCGACGCTGGCAACACCAATGGACGAAAACCAGTCAGTCATTCGAAAAAATCCAGATTCAATTGATGGAAGCATTAGCGCCTCATATCGATAAGTTTAATCAATGGCTGGAGGACTTGGCGGCATGGATGGCGAGTAATCCTGATGCCATCGAAAAGGCAGTTAATGGCTTTTTATCCACTATTCAGGAAATTATCACGGTTGCTAATGAAGCGGCTGGTGCTGTGGGTGGATGGAAAACTGTCATCCTTGCTCTGATTGGATTGAAGCTCGCTGGGTGGCTAATGGGAATTTACAAAGCTGCCGCTGGGATGTTGGGCGCTGGTGGTTTGGGTGGAGGCGCAGGAAAGGGCAAGCTTGGAGGATTGATAGGAAAAGCCGGGATATACGGTGCTATTGGATATGCAATGTATGATCCGGTGGAGTCAGTCGCGACTTCGATTGTTGGAGAAGAGACAAAAAATACACTTGATTCGTATGGATTGTATCTGGCGAGCGATTGGACCTCGTTTTTTAGTAAAAAAGAATATGAGGCATATCAGGCAAAACTTGATGGTAAATCGGCGCCTACCGAAAATGGTACCAATAAATCAATAGACGAAGCGCAACTCCGGGAAGAAGAGAAACGCGAGAACGACCGCGTTCTGAGGGCAGAGGCTGAACTCCAGCAGAAGATGGAATACAGCAATAACTGGCTGAAAACCACTCTGGATAAGCTTACAGACTCCATTGAAAAGCTCATTAAGGCTTTACCCAGAGAGCTACTTCCTCAGCAATCTTTTGCACCGGCTATTTCCCTACCCGCAGATGGAAAAATACCGCGTGGCATCCGAAACAATAACCCCGGCAACCTGAATTTTGCAAAGCAACGAGGTGCTGTGAAAGAAGGTGGAGAGAATGGACGCTTTGCGGTGTTCTCCACCATGCAAGAGGGGATTGCCGCGCTATACCGACAACTACAGCTCTACTTTGGTCGTGGCATTAATACGATTTCGTCCATCGTTAAAAAGTACGCGCCAGCCGCTGACGGGAACAAAGTCGATGCCTATATTGCCGCTCTGACCCGTAAGCTGGGAATTGATGCCAACCAGAAAATTGATACCGCAAACGTTCAGCAAATTATCGATTTGATGGAGGGCATTATCCGGCACGAGAACGGGGCTGGTTATATCAACCGGAACGACATCATTCAGTCATTACCGCAGCCCGGTGCATTGATGGCTGCACAATCTCGTAAGTCCGTCACTACTAGTCATTCTACGGTGACTGACAGTATTCACATTGGCACGTTGCAGGTCAGTTCTAACGCCAGCTCAGTTAAAGGTGTTGTCAGTGACGCTCGTGATATCGGGCGCTCACATGTCTCTCTCACCAGCACCGCAGGAATGGGGACAACGTAATGTTTTCACTGAATCAAACCACGTTAATGAATGCTGCTCGTGGTGGTGGAATATTGTCGATTATCAACAGTGTTCTGTCTCCGGGCTATGGCATTTATTATTCAAAGGGTGAAAAAGCAGGCCATAAGCCGTTCTCCCCAACCTCTTACATTTCGGTAGAGATTAGTAGTGAAGCGACCATTGCCACAGCCCCGCTGGAAAAAGGTACGTATACCTCGTTTAACAAGGTTCAACGTCCTTCCGAGGTTCGCGTGACATTCACCGTTGAGGGATGGTCAGGGTTCTCTGGTTCTTTGCCTAACCTGACCAACTTCACATTAACATCGCGCACCGATGTTCTGGAAACACTGGAAAAGATGTGTACCACTGCGGAAGTCTACGATATTGAAACACCGGATAGGGTTTATGCCTCCTATGACCTTATCAAGTATGACTACCGGATTAGAAGTGAAAGCGGTGTCACTTTACTGATTGTGAACGCAGTATTTCAGGCTGTTATGGATGTGGCTGAGGTGACTATTAGTGGCAAAACAGCACAGGCGAAGTCGCAGCCGGATCAGGACTCTAAAGCGCCCAGTCTGGAAACTAAAGAATCCAATAGCGGCACTAAACCGCCAACGCTGACAGACGTCAAAAAGGCGATGACGGGCTTGGGTAATTCTGTTCTGAATGCAGCCAGACAAGTAACGGATAAGGTAGGCAGCACCATGCAAAAAGCAGCCAGTACGGTAACGGAGCCACTATCTCAAGCCATTATTGATGGCTCAAATAACCTGAATACTGCGGTCAAAGACCTTGCTAAGAATCTAACATGATTGAAGAAATCACACTTAAATCACTTAAGGCGCAGCGCTTGACCGTCACACTCAATGGTCAGGTATGCAGTATTCGCCTGTACCAACGCAGTACTGGAATGTACATGGATTTGACCGCTGACAATAACCCCTGTTTTCAGGGGGTTCTGTGCCTCAATTGCAACAAGATAGTGCGCTACCCCTATCTGCCATTTAAAGGGGAGCTTTTCTTCGCTGATTTGGAAGGCAGTTCTGATCCCGAATGGCAAGGTTTAGGCACTCGTTACAAACTCTATTACCTCACACCGGATGAAATGAACTCATGAGTTATATTCAACGCAATATCAAAGTGGAATTTACCCTTGAGCAGGGCAAGACCTTTCAGGGTGGCGGCGATACCCTCACTATCAGTAATATGCGCTGCTATGTCACTATCGGCGCATATGGTGGCGTGAGTGGAACGGAGGTCACGCTGCATCTTTGGGGATTAAGCGATTCACAAATGACAACTCTCAGTCGTAAATCCATGTGGGTGGATGGTGCACCGATGAACCAGATGCGTGTCTGGGCGGGAGAAAAGCTGATCTTTGAGGGAATTATTCGAGATGCTTATGCTGACTTCAATCAGATGCCTGATGTCCCGCTAATCATCGCTGCTGACATGATGTTTAAATTGAGGGGGCAGGCCGTAGCTCCATTTAGTGCGGCTGGTGACGTCCCCATTGATAACATCATTATGCCAATGGCGAAATCTATTGGATTGGCATATGAAAATGCAGGGGTAACAGGTGTTCGACCGAATCCTTATTTTGACGGCAATATAGTTCAGCAAATGCTTCAAGCTGCTGAATCCGTGAATGCATATATCGATATTGACACAGATAAAGTCACTATATGGCCTAAAAATGGGACGCGACGAGGTTCTACGCTATTTATCTCTCCTGAAAATGGTTTGATTGGTTATCCGGTTTTTACGGGGAGAGGATTGAGCATTACTACTATGTTTGAGCCAGAACTGGTAATTGGTCGAAAAGTGGAATTAAAAACATCATTACCTAATGCCAGTGCTGTTTATATAGCCACAAGTGCTGAACATCATTTGACTTCTTGGATTGAAGGCGGTCAGTGGCACACCTCATGTATATTGAAGCCTATGGGGAAGGAGAAGAATAGTGGGTAAGTTAAATATCGATCCGGTTGACCTAAACAGTGATGCAAACTCTCAGGATTTTATCATGCGTCAGTTTCTTGGCCGCAATCATTTTATCACTTTAGCTCATGTTGTTAATGTCAGAGAGAATGTCGTGGATGTAAAACCAATGGTTCATGCAATGACGGCGAATGGAAAGCCAATAGAAAAGGAAACTATTTATAATATTCCTATTTGGCGTCTACAGCGTGGTAGCAGTGCTGTGATTATGAATCCGGTTATAGGTGATATCGGAGTGATTGCCATATGTGATCGAGATATCAGCGTAGTAAAGGCCACTAGAAAACCAGCAATGCCCGGCTCTCTTATGATGCATAACCTATCGGATGCCATCTATCTTGGCGGTGTATTGAACTCTGAGCCAACACAGTATGTTGAGTTCGCTGACAATCAGATAAATATCGTTTCGCCGAATAAGATTAACGTCAATGCACCACAAGTCGAAGTAACAGCAAACATCTCCTATACTGTAAATGCCCCCGTTATTACATTGAACGGTGCTGTAACTCAGGGCGGAGGCAGTCATGGCGGTGATGCTAAATTCGGTGGCTCCATTGATGCCAAGGGTGAAATCACAGGTAACGGAATCAACCTTTCATCACATGTGCATAGTGGGGTAAAATCAGGTGATTCAAAAACCAACAAACCGGAGTGATGATGAAGTTTTTTTCGTGGAAAAAATCAGTAATACTAGCAGCGTTATTCTTGTCATTTCAATCTTTGGCAGCAGGGTGTATTTCAAGTGATCTTGACGAGAAAAAAGCTTGTGAAGAGGTAAAGAAACTTAAGCCTAACGTTGATAAGCTTATGGTTTCGGCGAAAAAGATAACACAGAATAATAATTCATTTCAGTCACTTAGTAGATTACTTTCGGCTCAAATGAATCATTGCAAAAATAACAAATGCTATAGCGCCACATTATCAAACTATTTTTTTGTCTTGGTCGGAATTAATAACAGAGAGAAAACAAAAATTAATGGTAAAAAGATGAATATCTCAGAGGCATGTGATGACGTTACAAGGATGAGATATTTTTCTGCTCTGTCCGCTTATTCCTTGGATTACAGCGATCAGAATCTATATGAAGGCAAGGCCAAAGAGTTTGGTAAAAAAGTCTTCATTTCTGATGTGTCGCCATATATAAAGGCTTATCTTGAGCCTGTTAACATAAAATATAGGCGCGCTTATATTGCAGGACAGTCATATTTTGACAATATATTTGCTGATCGGTTAGGTGGGTGTAAGTCTGAACCTTTTACAGTAATACCTACACTGCCCTTGATGGTTTTAAACAATATAATTACTTTTGATGATCTCACCGAGATTTATCAAAAAAGTAGTTATTAAGTAACATCAGCAATACCAAGGACACGGATGGCTTTGATCTGACTTTCATCGCGAATGCTCCCCGCATGCGCGGGGATTAACTTCTATTCACCTTCAATGAATTCTCAATTGAATTTATCAATTCAGATTTTGGAATAATTAAATACTATACTTTCGGCGAGTTAAATAATATAAAGAAATAAACTTTGTTATATTTTCAGTCCATAAATTTAATGATATGTGATAATGTCAAAAATTATTATACGTTATTATTTTTCTCTTTGCTAAATATAAATATAAAAATAAAAACCCATATATCTAAAACCATGAAATATAACATAACCAACTGATAAATATATGATATATTTATTTAATTAGATCATAATTCATAAGTTAATTTCGGACTTACATTGTAATTAAGTGTGTTTTTTTATACAGTACTGTATAAAAAAACCATAACTAACACTATATTTTTACTGTAGTATGTTTGTTATTGATAATAATAAAGGTACTTTTTGATTATGACTGCTCCAATAATAAGCTTTATAAATATGAAAGGTGGGGTTGGTAAAACTACGTTATGTGTTGGTATCGGAGAATATCTTGCTAATTATATGAATAAGAAAATTCTTATTATTGATGTTGATCCGCAGTTTAATGCGACACAATCATTAATGGGAAAATATGATCGTGTCGATGAATATATAAATAAATATCTTAAGGATAACAGAACAATAAGACGTATATTTGAAACTCAAACAACAATTATGAATAGAGTAAAAACAGCACAGGCAAGTGATGTGATAATTAAGGTTGAAGATAACCTACATATGATATTAGGGGATATTAATATCATATTTGACACTACTCAAGAAGCTGTAAGAATAAAGAGGATTGGTGAGTTTATAAGAAGTAATAATCTACGTGAAGAATACGATTATATACTTATAGACAGCCCACCTACGATATCTTTATTCACTGATTCTGCTTTGGTTACATCAGATTATTACATAGTTCCAGTAAAAATAGATTATTATTCAATATTGGGTGCAACAAGTTTACTCAATGTAGTTCGTAACCTTAAAGATAATCACAGCCTAACTATAGAACATTTAGGATTTATTTATACAAATACTAATAGAAATCCAACTCAGAAGACAAGCAGGATAAAGGAGGATTTTGAAACAAAACAACAATTTAGTTCGTTATACTTTTTCAATAATGGCCTTCCCTATGAAAGACACCTGATGGTTGGGCTGCGCGGAAATATTCCTTCATGCTATAATAAATCAAGAATAGCTATAGAAAATATTTGCCATGAATTTGTTGAAAGAGTAGACATGCTAGAGAGGATTAAAAATGGATAAGTCAATAGAAATATTGAATATGATAAAAAAATTAAAACATGGAAATGTTAATAAGGAGTTTTTTCTTGGATTGGTTATTACTTTAATTTTATCAAAGGAAATATTTAAGAAAAATTCAGAGGTTGCATTATACTTGGATAATGTTTTTAAAGTGGTATTTTTACCCTATACTGTAAGATCTAGAACGCTTATTTCTGCAAAAATAAGCAGAGTTATCATTGAGTTAAGTAATAAAGAAATAGAAAATCTATCCTCATTGACTGTTAATTACATAATAAATAACCATGAATTAAAAAATGAGAAAAAACCTGTTGCAAAAAACAACAAAAAAGGTAATGCGCTATCTAATATGGATAAATGGATTGAAGGTATCCTTAAGAAGGAATAATTATGTTTTTAACTAATGATCCGTTCTCTATAAAAAAAGAATTAGATGAATTTAAAAGGATTGTTGGTAGTGTTATTAAGAATGGGAATGATATCAATCTAATGACTAGCATGATAAAACAAGCAATGCTTTATAATTTAATCCTCCTTAATAGAGAGAGTTTAAATAATAAGAGTTATGTTAATGGGATTATATATGACATTCTTAATGCTATTATATCTATAATGAATGGCAGAGAAAGATATGTTCATTTAAACATTAGATCCATGATTGAACATGTATCAAGAATAGCTTTAAATAAAAAATACAAAGGTGGCGATTTTGACGGAACAGTTAGGCGGAAAGATTTTGAGTTTTTAAAAAAAGAAAAAAATCACTCTAAAAGTAATTGGAAGTATTTGCATGACTGTTATATTAGGTCTTGTTATTACATTCACTCTTCTCCTAAAGCCGATTTAAATTTTACAGCAACTTTTAACGAATTAGTTAATGATGATTATAAGACGGTAAAATCCAAGCAAATAATAAACTTACATAAAATTATCAGCTCTATCACTAATATATTTTTGTTATATTTCTCTTCCGAAGTATCTGATGTGTTCTTTAGGACACAAAAAGAACTAAAATTTTTATTAGGGAATAGTTTATATAAAACATATCAAGAAATAACGTTATAACTACATCATATCAACGATAAACAACTTTTATGTATAAAGCCCCTTATGGGGCTTATTTTGTGGTTACCATCAAGGATGGTTTACATTGATTGTTGAAGATAAATAAATTCCATATCTTATTGATTTAAATTGATTTATTTGAAATCCTGCACTGGTAGCTGTCTCCACCATGCTCATTAATAAAGTAACTTACCGCACCACCGGTAAGTCGATTGATGGCTACGTTCTGCATAGTGCGCCATTCGTCCCCACGAGACCATTCTATCTGGTATTCTATTCTCTCATCCGTGATGGTTGGGTTCATGACGCGGAAATTAGTAGAGTCTCGCCCATGAGATTCACCATCTTCAGAAACGATAACAAGACCGGTCCATTTAGCGCTCTTGCCATTTTTAACGCAGTTTGTTCCGGAAAATTCAGGCCAGCCTTTAACATCAAAACAAAGGGTATTTGGGTCGGATAAATAAAGTGAAGGCCAAATAGATGTAATTGAATGCTCAGGGGATTCGTTTTCACAAATAATAGGAGATGCAGAGAACGCCATCATAGGTACTGATAACGCTAATGCTGCAAAACTTTTTAAATATTTCATCGGTGTTCACTCTGTCGCTTAATTGCGGTTTTTTGCTGGTGGAATATTTCTTCTCCATCACGAAGAACTAGGTAACTTAGAAGATATTATTCAACGGTAAACTATGACCATATGCTAAAAGCCCCAATGGGCTTATTTTTTATCTAGAGTTCGAACTAGCTCATTGATTAGCATATCTTGCTCATGCGTATGTCTGCGCAATTTAACCAGCATACCTTCGATGGCCTTTTCACGCTCATTTTCACCTAAACTTATGCGTCCTTTTGAAGCATCTAGTGCATCTTGTAGCATCTGGACTATTTCAGAATTCATGGATCTGCTGTTGAGTTCAGCCATTTTTGTTATTTCATCCCTCATGCCAGCAGGCATACGGACATTAAACCTATCCATTTCTTGGCTTGGGTATTTCTTAGTCATGGTTCACCTCAAGTTATGATGAATTAATCATAGCACCAACTTGACATATTTATAAATGATGCTAAATTGGTTTTAGCACCAAGTTGGTTTTAATGCTAAATTGGTTTTTATTAAGGGGATACTATATGAATAATGAATTACACAGCCAGAACAAAAGCACTCAATTCAGCCTGAGATTGCCGGACTCAATGCGGAAGGAGCTGGAAGAAAAAGCAGGGATGGATTTTATTTCTTTGAATTCAGCGATTGTAATGCGATTAGCAAAATGTTTGAGAGAAGAGAAAGGACATGCAGCACAATAAAAGCGAAACCTCGAAGGCTGGAACCAACGAGGCTTCTAAAACGTTAAATCTTTACGAGGAAAATAACGCTATGAAAATTTTAGCACCTGCAACACAAGCTGTCACTATGTCAAGTATTGAGATCGCGGAGCTGGTCGATTCTCGACACGATAATGTCAAACGTGCCATCGAAAGATTGGCAAAACGTGGGGTAATTACTTCTCCTCCATTGGAGGAAAAGCCCACTGTAGGCCGTCCGGTTACATGTTTTATGTTCTCAGGCGAACAAGGCAAACGCGATAGCATTATTGTAGTCGCTCAATTATCCCCTGAATTTACCGCTCGTTTAGTTGACCGCTGGCAGGAACTGGAAAACAAGCTGTCTCAGCCTCAGATCCCCCAATCCTTACCCGAAGCACTTCGCCTTGCCGCTGACTTAGCAGAACAGAAAGCGGAACTTGAGCACAAGGTCGAAGAAATGAAACCAGATGTCGCAGCACTGGAGCGTATCGCAAAATCAGACGGTTCTATGTGTGTTACTGATACCGCGAAACAGTTACAGGTTCGTCCCAAGGTTCTTTTTGACATCCTGAAAGAAAATCATTGGATTTATCGTCGTATTGGTTCGGATGTGTGGACTGGATATCAAGACAAGATTCAGACTGGCTATCTTGAACATAAGGTAACGGTAGTCATGAAAAATGATGGTAGCGAAAAAACGACAACACAGGTTCGCATCACTCCGAAAGGCATTTCCAAACTGGCTAAGATGTTGAGTGTGGAAAAAGCAGCTTAAGGATTTGAAGGCCAAGGATGGCGGAGAGGGATAGTTAAATTATCAGTGCTACGGAGTCAATGCAACCGATTAACTCGCTATAAATTTGATTTACGAGGCGCTTCCCAAATTCACAAAGGTTATCTTTACAGAAAGTTACAATCACGTAATAAATAGTGTCGCTTTAAAACGGCGAAGCCCCAACTGGTGGAACAGTCAGGGCTTCTTATACAACATCTACAACTCTTGCAGGAATATAGACATGTTAAGTATACCAGTTAATGAACCAAGTAAAACTATTAACGTCCCATTTCATGGCTCAGATCTATATGTCGTTAATTATAACGGCGAACCATATGTACCGATGAAGCCTATTGTTGATGGTATGGGGCTAGCTTGGCAATCGCAGTTAGAGAAGTTAAAAACTCGCTTCTCAAAAGGTATCACGGAAATCGTTATACCTTCAAAAGGCGGTTCACAATCAATGGTTTGCCTAGCCCTCCGCAAACTTGCTGGTTGGTTAGCCACTATCAGCCCAAATAAAGTTAAAGCATCTATCAGGGATAAAGTTATCCGGTATCAGGAAGAGTGCGACGACGTTCTTTATGAATACTGGACTACTGGTGAGGTTAAGGCGAAGAAGACCTCGACTCAAGATAGGACACCTCTTCGCGGACTGGTTAATGTCCTCATGGGTAAATACGGACTCAATAGTAAAAAGCTGTTCCAAATGGTTCATCATGAATTTGGCGTCAACAGTATAAATGAGTTAACCCATAACCAGCTTCCCTCTGCGATAGAGTATCTGGCGACTAAAGCGATTGAAGGTGAGTTCTTGGGTAAAGAGGAACTATCTGTTTCAGAAGTTAAACAGATATCCGACGACGATTTGCAAATCCTATGCTGGCTATGGAAATACTCAATTGATATGGCTCACCATATGATTGATGTAGAACCATTACTTAGCATTGCAGGGCATAGACTTGCTGGTGCATATGCTGAACATCCGCGCAGAGCCATTAGAAAATCCAACGAAGCACGTCGCATTCTTGAGAAGGCAACGGAACATATTCAAATTAAGCCTGTTCAGATGGATAACTGGCGGATACTACATAATCTCAGACAGGAGTCTTTACCAGCATAACCCCAAGCCACGGACGGCTTGTAACTAGATCTGCATTATATACATTGACTGTCTTATTGGTGCTGCTAATCTGTACACATACAGAAAAAGAGGTGCATATGGAAAAAGCTAACGACATCCAAAAGATAACGAGACAGGCTGATAATTCAAAGCGTGAGTCTACTGATGCAGCTAACTCTATTGATGATGCTCGTTCCGAAGCGTTCAGGAAAGCCTTGCTGCATACTCAAACTAAATATGCAGATATCATTAAGGCACTGGAAGATAAATAGTAAAATTTGATTAATCACATAACGCCGCTTAACTGCTAGTCACGGATGGCTAAAAACTGAAACATTTTGATACGTTTTAATGGTCAATGAAACAAAAGAAATACAACCTCGGTTGTTGATTTGATATCAAGATGCCCCTATGATTACCTTAAGGTAATTTATCAATGAGATAAATTCTAATCGTCTATTTACTTTAATTTCATAACGTTAGGGGGCTATATGAGAACTGAACATACCAGATCTATACAGACTATCAGCCACTTGACAGAAGTTATTGATTCTTTTAAGGACAAGAGCACGGATAAGCTTTTTAACGTCCTTCGCCTCAGTGTAAGGCAAGATATTAATAGACAATTATTTATAGTGACTCTTAAAGATGATAATAAGAGTGATGATTTCTATGTTGTGCCATTTGCTGAGTTAATTGTCAGAAGGGAAAAATTTAAATATCTCGTTGCTCCTGAAAAACAATATCCAGAATTTGATGGCAATATTAGTTCCATCATGAAACATATCGAGTCTATTATTAAAAATTTCATTGATAATTACAAAATAACGACTACCCATTAAATTCTCATAGGGATAGCGATGGCTCCTAATCTTATCAGTTCGTATTCAAAGGACTTGAGCAAAAAGCCAAGTTACGTCTCAAGGAGTGTTATTGATGAATATTATCATTTATCATCAGAAGATGATGATCTGCTTAAAATAACAGAATATGCTCTTGTTGGGAGTGAATACCATTACTATTCAGAAATAGTCTATATGGGGTGCTCCACTCCTAATTTTTACTCTGAGCATGCAGAACGCTTGAGGGAATGTGGATACCACACTGAGCATATTATCAATGAATTAATTTCTCTTGATATGCATGAGCCATCAGAAAATATATTGGTTGGGAGGATTGCGTACAGTGATTTTAATTTTGTCGATAAGAAAACAATTAAAACTGGCAAGCAGATAAAAGCCGTTTATATAGATAAAAATTTCCGAGGAGTCGGAATTGCTAGTTCGATTTATAACAGCTTATTATTGAAACACGAATATATTATCTGTGATAGTATCCAGAGCCTATCGGGTGGCTCTTTATGGGCTAGCAAAATTATTGAATTAGGTGAAGTTCGCATCTATGATGTCACTCAAAAGAAATTTTCAGATGTGTTAACTCCTCGTGGTATCGGTATGAAAGGTATCATTCCGTGGAGTGCCGTAGATCTACCTCCCAGCGAATTATCAAAGTGGGAACCAAGGCCGCTATCACCTGAATCTTGCCATCATATAGTCAACATCATAAGTAAAGATAAGCTATATAACTAACCCGCCCCCGAGCGGGTTTTTTGTATCTACCAGCAATAAACTATGAGCTTACAACTATTTTATTGGATTATTTACCAATAACTTCATGGCATCATTGAATGCCTCGCATTGTTCATCGTAGGCACCTGAATATTCAGCATGAAAAATACTAAACACAACCTCGGCGATGGTTTCGTTACATATCGGTGTGTTTTTATCCAATAACTGACAGGTAGCGCGCCCAATCAGGGTATATGCGTTAGTGTTCATGATAAACCTCAGTGATTAAACTTTAATCTAATCTAATATTAAATAAATGATTTGGCAAGGCTGCTCAATATGAGCCTTTTTCACATCTAACGCCGCTTAATTGCGGTTTTTTTATTGCAACAACCTCACTTCGGTGGGGTTTTCTTTTATTGGAGGACTGAGTGCAAACCTGTTCATTACGTCTCAATCCTGATGACTGGGACATTATGTTAGACGCAGCGGGCGATCTGGCTATCACCCAAAATCCCTATGCAGTTGCCCAAGATGTCGCGTGTGCGTGCAGTACGTTCTTGGGTGAATGCTGGTATGACACAACGCTAGGTATTCCTTATTACCAACGTATTTTTGGACATTGGCCCGGTACGCAGCTTATCAATGCCAAGATGGAACAAGAGGCTCTCAAATTGACTTATGTTCAGTCTGCATCATGTACCGCAGTTAGTGATGCAAATCGGAGTATTAATGGTGTGATGGTGATAACAGACAGTAATTTTAACCAAATGACGGTGAATCTATGACGAAAACAGTAAATTTATCAACCAGCGTCCCGTCAGTGACATTCACTAAAACGGGGCTGCTGGTGCCGGATGAAATTGACATATTGAACGGGCGGCTCAGTGATTTGTCTACGGCAATGGGCGGTCAGATGAGTACCAGTCTGACATCACCACAGGGACAGATTGCGGTGAGTGACTCGGCCATTATTGCAGATAAAAACGATCAGCTACTGGCTATCGTGAATCAGATAAACCCGGACTATGCCTCAGGGCGTTTTCAGGATGCGATTGGGCGAATTTATTTTCTGGACAGGATCCCGGCGTCAGGCACGACGGTAACAGCGAGATGCACAGGCATGGTCGGGACGGTAATTCCGGCGGGGAGTATTGCGCGTGATAAAACCGGTTATCTGTATCATTCGTTGAACAGTGCAACCATCCCTGCCACAGGCTCTGTTGATATTGTTTTTCAGAATACCACTGTAGGTCCAATACCGTGCCAGATTGGGGATCTGGATACAATATACAGTTCTGTACCCGGTTGGTCTGGGATTCGTAATGAGGCCGCTGGTGTGCCGGGGGCAAATGAGGAAAGCCGGGCTAATTTTGAATATCGTCGTCGACAATCTGTTGCCCGCAATTCCAGAAATACGTTAGGGGCTATTCGTGCCGCAGTACTGGAAGTTGCTGGCTTAGTTGATGCGTATGTTATTTCTAATAATAGTGGCTTTACAAAAAATACAGGGACATCCAGCTACCCATTATTACCACATTCAATTTATGTAGGAGTCTACGGAGGGAAAGCGGATGACATCGCTAATGCAATTTGGAACAGTGGTCCTCCGGGTATTGATATGTGTGGTAATACAGAGCTCACGATAGTCGATAAGGATGGGTATGGGCAGCCATATCCTGAATATGTCATCAAGTGGGAAACGGTCAAGCCAATCGGCGTCTCTGTGCGGATTAATTTGCGGAAAAATGAATTTCTGTCGTCGAATATCAAAGAATTGGTTGTGAACGCAGTCCAAGATGCATTTAATGGCATTGATGGTGGAACACGGGCTCGCATAGGAACAACATTATATGCCGGACGCTATTACTCCGGCGTCTATAATATTGATCAGGCAAATATTGATATTGTCAGCATTACCCTGAGCAGGGATGCCGCTCGTTATGATGCCGCGGTGAGTTTTGGCATTGATGAGATACCCACGTTGGATAGTTCCAATATCATGATTAATATGATGGAGGTCTAATGTGAAAAATGTGGCCGAGACCATACTCGCCCAATACGCCGCCAGCCCTAAATTGAATTCCATCATTAATAGCTTCAATTCCGCAGTATCCCCCGACGAGTTTATCGATAATTTTTATGACCTGATTTGGAATATCGAAACCGCAGAAACCTACGGGTTAGATGTGTGGGGAAAGATTGTGGGTGTTAATCGCCTGTTAACTGTTCGGGATGATTTTCAATATCTGGGGTTCAGTGAGGCTCGTCATTCGGTGCCAGAACGTTCCGACCCGCGCCCATTTAATCAGGCACCGTTTTATGGTGGCGGAACATCAACAAAAACAGTCGAGCTGACTGACGCAATGTATCGAAAACTCATCATGATGAAAGCAATGTCGAATATCACCGATTGCACCGTTCCGAATATTAATCGCATGTTGATTTATATGTTCGGAGAGAGCGGGCAGGCGTATGTGAAAAATGATGGTGGCTTGAGAATGAGCTACGTGTTTGAGTTTGAGCTATCTACAGCCGAACTGGGAATAGTTCAATCATCCGATGCGCTGCCATATCCCGCAGGGGTGAGTGTTTCAATTATTCAAAAGGTACAACAATGAAATTAAATGATAAACCACGACAAATTTTAGTCCCATTTGCTAGTACCGGTGATAAGAACGTGATCCCAGATGCGGCAACAGAAAAAACTAAATCCAGTGGTAATGCGACCTATGACAGTGGATTTCCGCCCTCAACAATGACACCGATTTCGGCGGGTGGGATACCACCACACGGCAAAGATTTTAACGGGTTACTGAACGATATCACAGCAGCGCTGCGTTATTTGCAATCAGGTGGGTTATACACATTCAATGCGGAGTTTTGTCGGGCTATTCTAGGGTATAGCATTGGGGCTGTAGTCCTCAGTGCAGACGGCAAACGGATTTGGTGGAATACTGTAGACGGGAACATGACAGACCCGGACAGTGACACCGCGATAGGGTGGCAAAATGTGCTGGCGGATCCTGATGGGTTATTTTTGCGGAAATCCAACAATCTAGCTGATGTTACTAATAAAGCAAGTGCGCGTAGTAACTTGGGTCTGGGGGCTATTTCGACGTTAGACAAACTTCCAGATGCAACTCTATCTCAGCAAGGCATTGCGCAACTCAATAATTCTGTAGACAGCAACAACGAAACTCAGGCAGCGACACCGAGAGCAGTCAGACATGTGAATGACAATGCCAACTCCCGACTGGCAAAGAACCAGAACGGGGCGGACATTCCGGATAAACCGGCGTTTGTGGACAACCTTGGCTTACGGGAAACCGTCAGAAATGCCGGGCGTCTCATTGGCCTGCCTACCGGTGAGACCCGGTTACTCAGCGGCAATAGCAGTACCTATTTGTACGTGACAGATAATAACCGTACAGGGTCATACAATACGCAAGGCGGCCATGTCTGGTCATTTGATGACACCGGGACTCTGGAGACCGGATTGATACCGATCCAGTGTGGCGGGACAGGCGCAAGAACCGCCAATGAAGCGCTGGCGACACTGGGGGCGGTGCCCGGCAACCGGACTATCAATGGCCAATCCCTGACCGCTGACATTCAGTTAACGGCGGCAGATGTCCGGGCGTATCCGGCTGACGGTCGCCTGATGAATTTACCCTCCGGGGAAACCCGGCTCGCGAGCGGAAATGGCAGCACCTACCTCTACGTCACCGACGATCACCATGCAGGGTCATACAATACCCGTGGTGGGCATGTCTGGGCCTTTGATGGTGCCGGAAAGATGACCACCGGATTAATACCGGTTCAGTGCGGCGGCACAGGCGCAAGAACGGCTGAGGAAGGGTTAGCCGCGTTGGGGGGGCTGCCCCGTAATCAGGTCGGCTACGCGTTACTGGATTTTGGCCGCATACAACGCTCGCAACGGATCGTTAAATCCAACCCCTTCGGCAACGGTACACCGTGTATTGTGCTGGCTGAGGTCAATCGCGGCTATGAACGCAATGAATGGTTCGATACGAAATGGATTTTCCAGCAGAACGGTAGTCACGGCGTTGCCGCCTCCTGTGTTGCTGAGGGGATTGTGGTTCAGGCGGGTACGGCGTCATTCTGGGCGCGGGGTATGGATACCGGGTCTGCCGCAGGTCATGCTGACGGTACCGATTGGACTAACGTTGCGTGCCGGGTGCATGTCTGGAAGGTGATGTGATGAAAATGAAAACAATCTATGTGCTAACCCGTGACTACCGGTCGTATACCATCGGCATTCGTCCGGTAGAACCCCACATTGACGTGGATGTCCCTGATAATTTTTCCGGCGGGCCGGAAACCTATCATCCTGACACGCAGGAGTGGATACCGGATGAATTGAAAAAACCAAAATAATAGTCAGGGGATTGTTCTACTGCCCCGATATCCAGTGGCTGGAACAGCCGAAGTGATGACAGGGGCCTAGTGCCCCTTACTCACTCGCTTGGATATCCGTGTCCAGATGCCGGAGGATTCTATCTGGAACCAGAAACAGGTAGTAACGTCTGATCCTCAGCAGGAGCATAGCGCCAGATAGCCAATAGGGGAGATTAGCGGGTAGTTGGGTGGATTGGGGAAAATGTTGGGTAAACGCCCTCGGGAGGAGGGCTGGAAATTTAATTGCTTAGTTCAATAGACGTGAATTGACTGACTGTTATCTTTCCGTTTTCTTTTACTTCAAGATATCTTATTTTCACCTCATCTCTCGTTGTCAGGGATGAAGATAAAGCTAACAACTCATTAGGTAAAATAGTAGCCTCGGTTGTCTTAAGGGTTAATGTTTCCCCAGTTGATGAATTTATTACTGATATACTCAAATCCTGATTGGCGGCACCACTCCAGTTTAATCCATTTATAAAGAAAGCCGCAGTCTTATCATCTCTCACCCTGTCTATCCTTTGTCGAGTGTTCATCGCGTTTAACTCTGTTCTGTTGATTACGCGGGAGCCGAGCTCCACTTGTTGAACGGAATCATCTGCGGATAGTTTTTTAACTAATCTAGCCTTTCCTTCTTCGCCGCGAAGTAAGATCTCTTTGCTTTCTTTTGTTTGTCCATGGATTAGAGCATCAACGATAACTTTTTGCCCATTAACAACAGATTGAGTGGCTGCATTAACCAAATCTACTTTTGTTGTATTATCATGTCGTTGAGTTTCGTAATACTCACTTAACCAATGCCAGCCTACGGTGCTGGCACAAGTGGTCAAGGCCACAACCATGCCAAGAGCTTGTATACCATTCATTTTTTTCACCGCATTGTTTAAGAATCTTATGGCTCCATTGATTATTCGATCTGCTTGTCCTCTGGCTCGACTTGAACCCTCGGTTACATAGTAAACTATATCTAGAGCTTTTTTATCAGATTCAGTTAAATTTGTCAGATTGGATGTGCTATACCTGAATACTGCAAAGGCTCTATAAATCTCTTCAGTTAAATCAGCCATTCCAAATAACATGGACGCTGTCAGCGACGATTTGTATCGTTGAGGCTCGCCTTGAACAACAATATTTAATGTAGGCCAACCTATAAATTCGATATCTGGGAATACAAATTCATCTGATTCTATATTTTCAACAGATAACATATTGCTGACGAAAGAAATGAAGTCAGATTCAGATGAAATAATTATTTTCTCGCTTGTTTCCATTATATCTCCGATTTAAAAATTCACTATACTTTCGTGGTAATTTAATAACATCGATATATTATTTCTCGTGGTTTATATCGTTCATTTGTTACCATGTGGCTCACCACACTAAATCACTCCCGCTAATATGTTGATCAGAAATTGGTTAATTTGTGAGATTCGCATGTAGTTACACAATTGATTGTTATTTAAGGGAATTGAATTAGTGAGATGATTATCAGGTGGCGTTATTGATGCAATCTAAAAGCGGGATTTCCCGTCTTTAACTTAACTCCTTGATTTCATTAATCTCTGTCCCTGTGACAGAATTACGCAAAATCAATCACTTAGATAAATGGGAGAATTACACCATTTTAACTGATTGATTTAATTGAATTCTGTCTCTGTGCAGGAAATAAGTAAAATTAACAAGTTACCTAAAGGTGGGATTTCTCACCTTTAACTCCTGCATGGTGCAGGCATCCTTCCGTTTCAAACGGAGCGATTAGATACCGTTCACTGCCGTCATTTGAAATCGCAGCAGTGTACTCATTTAACCCTTTATTTAGGGAAAACTAACTGTAGGGATTCCTTTAGCTTAAGGAGTCACCGATTTGGGAGGCTCTTCACTTTACTGGGCATGGGGACTATGAGACTTTTTTGGAAAATTCCAAAAAAGGTCGTCCGTGAGCCGAGAACCCTGATCAATATTGTTAATTGGGATTTGAAAGCCCTTTATAAATCACTCTTCTTTCTGCTGCATTAGCTTATTAAATTTTTTATGCAGTGACTTTGGATACAGTTCCGTGTATACCTGCCATAGAATATTGAGAGAGCGATGGCCTGTAACTTGGGCTACTTCTTCAATCGAGAACCCAGCTTCAAATAAACGGCTGGCTCCCTCTCTGCGCAGGTCGTGATAGCGGAGGTCTTCAATGTCTAGTTCGACACATGCTTTTTGAAAACCATGAGATATACTTGAGGATTTATAGGGAAATATCAGTCCACTCTCAGATTTAGGTTGCCTTTGAACAATATCCCATGCCTCCCCAAGCAAAGGCACAGACATATGATTACCCACTTTCTTTCTTGGGTCTTTTCTGTCCCTGACAATGACGGATCTTTGTTTATCATCTATATCATCCCACCTAATTTTGCACACCTCGCCTATGCGCATGCAGCTCAAAATTGAGAAATTGAGAATATCTTCATAAGGAATCTTACTTGTCCAATGATTCCCTTTTCTGCGTAATACCTCCATTACTCTCTCTAATTCCTCGCGTTCTGGCCTTCTGCTGCGTCGCTGGCTTTTACTGATCAATCCCATTTGCGTTAACAGAGGACGGGCTTCATGTGCGGGATTTGAGGTGTAGTCTATATCATAAACAGGTTTGGCTGCTTTTAAGACTGAGGACAAATAGGCGATATCATGGTTAATGGTGGCAGGGATAATTCCTATAGAATATCGTTGCTTGCAGTGATCAATAATGTGACTCACTGAAAACTCAGTTAGAGTAAGTTTTGCTAATTCACTATTTAACAATGCGTTCAATATGCCCTTCTTGGTTCTTCCTGCTTTCATACCCAGATTGGGATCGCTGATGTATTTGTGTAACAAATCACCCACGGTTAAATATTCGACCTCATTATTCGATGGTATCCCGTTCTGTTCCAATTCAGCTACCCGCATAGCACCCCAAGTTTTAGCGTGGGCTTGCTTTCCGAATGTACGGTTCTCTCTGTAAATATATTTACCGCCGGATTTAACACCCACAGTGCAGCGGTAACGGACAGTGCCGTCTGCACGTGGGCGTTTCTCTATGCTATAGTAGGCCAT